GAGAAGTGCAGGCAAGATCCTGACCTTCTCGCTACTATCATCAATGAGTATGTGTGCTCTTTGAGTGATAGCAAACTCATTGAACTTGAAGACTTCCTCACCAACAACTTTGGAGACGATTGATGTATCGCACACTTGCCGAACTTCGTGATTCAATCAATTCAATGATTGAGAGTCAAGGTGAGAACGCTCCCTGTGCTGCGTTTGTATTCACTCAACACGATGTTGTTGAGTTTGATGGTGAAGACAATCAAGAGAAGTATTTTTCTTCTCTTTTCACTCAAGATGTGCTCGCTGATGTAGGAGGTTGTTCCTACATTTATGAACAGGTTGGTGAGATGATTGATGATTCAATCCGTGACCGTAAGCAAATGTCCATCTACGCTAACTGAAACTATCATGAACAAAGCAGACCTGATTGATGCCTACGCCCAGCAAATCCTGGATAGTATGGACATGAAAACTCTTGAACAGTATGCTTACGACATGCTAGTTCAATGCTTCAATGATTATACTGAGGATGAACTAATCACTGAGGTTAGTGAAACCTACCCTGAACTGCTAGAAGATACTGAACCTGTGTATCCTACAGAGGTGACGGAACCTGCGTGACAGACTGACAAGTGGCACAAGGGGGGTTCGTGAATCCCCTTTTAACCCCTATACTGGCCACAGTTCAAACAACCCCATGCGCCTCGCCTTTACTGCCCTGACCCTGATCCTGGGTTTCAACGTCGCTACCGCTGCGATGGCTACCGTGGATTCGTACCAGGAGCGCCGTGCTGAGACACTTTGCAAAGCGGCCCCTGAATACTGCGGGGAGGGTCGTTGATCCTGTATAATTAAGGGCACAGGGAACGGCAGCGCCCTAAAGACTCCAAACGTTCACTTTAATTTGTCGATCAAATGACTTACAAAACAGACGGTTCCGTTCACCACGGAGGCGTAAAGAATGAGGATACAACTGTTCGTATCCTGAATGAGAAAAAGATCTACAGTGAAACTGTAGTAAAGCGTGGTGGGACTAAACTCAAAGAAGACGCCGTTGCTGGTGCTCAAAAAATCAGCATAAAGCGCAAGGAAGGTATCACCAACGGCAGCTTCGATTGGTTCAACACCAGCGCATACAATGATGTCCTGGGTGATACTTTTGACCACTTCCTTTCCAACATGAGGGAGTTGCGTCAGATGCCCGAATCGCTGCGCTCTGATGAAGAGTTCGTGCTGAAGATCCGCGACAGTTTCAACGCTCTTTGTGAGTTGGCGTTGGATACTCTTAGCAAAGATCAAATTATTAACATTCTGCAAATCGGACTGATTGATAACAACTCTGGTTTTGATGTTGTCATTAACGACACGAAATCTCAGGAAATCTACGTCTTCTCCGCTAACAATCATCCCGCAGTTTCCTACATCGAACGTGGTTTCACTCCCGTTCTCAAGGGCAACGGCAAATCTTCCCGCATGATTTACTTTGTCGATTCTGAGGGGAATGTGTATGATTGTGGTTTGAGAATCCGCGTCACAAGCAACAACGGAATCAATGCATTCCTGGGCAACAGTAAAGCAAACAAAAACTCTCAAGTTGTAATTAAATTGCAACAGGATAAGGTAGCACAACTCCTGCAGCAGACCGCCGCTACTGTGACGGTTTACTGAGTGACCACTGGGGGCATCGATGCCCCCTCCCGACCCTTATACTGATCTCAGTTCAGACAACCGACTGATGGCCAACCTGGAAACCGAACTGCTCACCGCCTGGGATGAGACGATCGCAGACCTGACCCCCGATCAACGTAAGATCCTCGCTACGGCCACCGCTCAGGATTGGACTAAGGCGATCTCTGATTGTGTCACCGATTCTTCCTTCTGGGCTGAGATCGGTGCCGCTTTCGTAGAAGGCATGATCAAGGGTGCCACTCGCTGATCTGTCCACTGGGGGCACCAACGCCCCCCTCTGACCCCTTATACTGATCTCAGTTCAAACGAACCCAACCCACCATGTCGATCACCCTCACCGCCAACTACAAAGAAACCCTCGATCCCCAGACTGTTGCATTCATTGAGGAGCGCCTGGAGGATAACTACGCTCTGGATGACATGCTTGAGTTCATTGATGAGCACAATGAGGATGACTTCTGCAACTATTATGAGGAGTATGTCCGCTGTGGTGAAGCAATCGGTTATGAGGCAGTTGATGCCCTGATTGAAGAAATGGGCGACATGTCCTACATTGATTCCTGCGATGAGCGTTATCGCGGAACCTACGAATCGACCGCTGATTTTGCTGAAGAATACTGTGGCGAAATGGGTTACATTGTCCCCGATTTTGTTGTGGTTGATTGGGAAGCAACCTGGGAGACTAACCTCCGCTACGATTACACCGCTTGCGAAGCTGGTTACCGTCAGGTTCACATCTTCTCTGATTACTGATTAACAATCGGGACCTGAGTAAGTCCTAAAACTGCTCACACACTACTCAATTTTTTAATCTCACAATGTCTAAGAGTCTTGCAATCTCCCTCCTGCAGAAAGGCACCAATGGCGATGAAATTCTCCAGATTCTTGAAACTATCACTGCTGGGATGGATGATAACAATGATCCTGCAGATGGTCCAACGCTGAACACCATCGAATTCTGATCACAAACTAACAACAACCGATGACCTGCTCTACTGTCTACCGCTCTCAAGCTTCTGCCCAATACGATGATCGGTGGGACCTGGAGCATGATGACCTGATGACGGCTGAAGATTATGATGCCCGTCAAGCCCAGCGGGACGGTTGGGCGGCTGACCACTGGGACGGCCGCTGGTGACCGCCTGACCCTATACTGATCTCAGTTCAAACGACCCGCCCATGAAAGTCTACGCTGTGATCGGTGGATTCGATTATGAGGGGGAGGATTTCAAGTCGCTCCGCCTGTTCGATTGCTTCTCTGCTGCTGACGCTTACCTGAGGCAGCTGCAGGAGAATGAGGGTTACGATTACTCCCTGATGGACACGCGGGAGATCTGCCTGGAGTCTGCTCTGATGGCCGCCTGAGGCACTGGTACACGGGGGGTCACGGATCCCCCTCCTGACCCCTTATACTGATCTCAGTTCAGACAACCACCATGCAACGCCTTGACGTGATCTGCCCCTCCGCTCCCTGGGAGAACACTACCACTGATGAGGATCGCGCCTGGGATCTGTGCCTCTCCCTCTCTGAAGAATACGGGTACGCTCAGGTTCGCCAGAATGGCATCATCATCGGAGACTACACAGACGGTCGCTGAACCGTCCATAGGGGGAGGATCGATCCTCCCCTGACCCTGTAGAATTCTCTCAGTTCAAACGACCCCGATGATCCTCCGCACTCCCCGATTCCTGGAACCGATCTTCTACGCTGGTTTGGACCGCCGAGCACGCCCTGGAGATGAAATGCTTGCAGTCTCCATCGGTCGCGCTTACCTGGGAATCTACCCCACCTCCAATGGGTTCGAAGTCTCCTACGGCATCCTGAATCAGAACGGGGCGCTCTGACCCCTCCCTGATCTGCTACAATACTCTCAACCGCAAGGCACCCCATGATCGGACTCCCCATCGCCACCTACAACAGCGACGCAATCGAAACCCTCACGGTCAACCCTATCACTGGTCAGGTGGCGGTACGCTTCGAACGCTACTACACCCGCCAACCCTACACTTTCAAGGTCTCCCGCCGCGCTGCCCTCGCCCTTACCCTGAACTCCAATCAGTCACTGGGCCGGTGGGTAAACCGTCACTGCATCAAACCCCAGAAGGTCGCCTGACCCTGTAGACTGATCTCAGTTCAATCAATAGAACAATGACCGAACAGCAAGTCCTCGCCCTCTACGATCGCCTCCTCGCCCTCGCTGAGGAGATCGCCTGGGATTCCTACGGATGCGACCTGGACCGCCTGGACCCCGAATCAATGGAATGGTACGGCGCCCGGACCACCGAGGAGAATCTGGAAAAGATGGCGGCTGACCTTGCCGCTGCCGCCTGGGAAGCATACTGATCTGCTATACTGGCTTCAGTTCACACCACCGCTCCACCGCCATGCTGCTCACCTCTGGACAGAAGCAACGCCCCCGCCTCGCCCAACAGGTCTACCGCTTCATGCTCGATCAGGAACCGCTGCTCGGCGCTGCTACCGTCACGGTTCACCACCGCCGCCTGACTGCTGAGGGTGTGGTAGGATGGCAGCAGCAGGAAACCGACCACGAATTCCTGATCGACATTGAGCGCGACCTGACCCGCAAAGACTACATCCTGACCCTGATCCACGAGCTGGTTCACTGCCGCCAATCCCTGGAGGGTCTGACCTGCGACATCATCAGGGAGATGGAAGCGGATCACCTGGAGTCTGAATACTACGATCAGTTCACCGCCGCCTAGGCGGTCCCCGATCTGCTACACTAGCCAAGTCAACCGATCCGATCCGATGACCACCGCCCTCCGCGATTGCCTGAACGTTTACGCTCCTGGCACCACGTTCAGCGACATCCTCTGGGATTGTACTCACCCCGCCAACGACACCATCGCCTGGCACATCGCTCTGGAATCCGCCGACATGCACGGTCCCGATTGCCTCTATCAGTTCCGTAAGGATTACGGGCATCTGCAGGGCGAGCGGATCGACACTGGCGAATTCCTGAACTGGCTGGGATACTGACCCGATGGGGGGACCTCCCCCCTCCTCCTGATCTGCTATACTGGCCAAGTCAACCGATCCGATCCGATGACCGAAGCATACGCCATCTTCACCACGGGCAACGACTACTACGATCGTCCCGAACTGTTCGGACTCTACGCCACCGCTGAGAAGGCAGAGGCAGACGCCGCCGGCCTTCGTAAGCGGATGGACGACTACAACACCGATGAGCCCCTCTACGTAGAGGTCACCGTCGCTTACGTGCCGATCCGCTACTGATCCGCTGAGGGGGGCATCGCCCCCCGATCTGCTATACTGGCTCCAGTTCACACCACCTCCCCATGGCGCTCTACAACATCGCAACCGACCTCGCCACCCGCCAGACCGTATGGGTCAGCACCAACGTGGTGAAGGGTCGCCCGCAGTTGAATTCTCATTCTTCCGCCGCTTATGCTCGGGACGGAATCGACGGATTCTGCGCCGCTGAGTTGGCTGGACTGCACACCGATTATCGCGGCATCGGGTGAGACGGCAGGGGCAGGCACTCACGCTTGCCCCCCCCATTCGTGCGGAGCATTCGTGATCAGCAGTTTATGGTATAACGTTATCGTTATGGCGGCGCGCCCTGATTTAAAAAACGATAACTACCCTAACCTACAGAGGTGACAAAATGAGAGAGTGAATGTGTTCTAAAAAAATTTTTCCCGGTACAAAAAACCGCCCCATAGGATTTCAGAGAAAACTCATATATACTCTGAAGTCAACAAAAAAAATTTTTGAGGGGAAAAAATAGACCATATGGAAAAAGTATATCACATTTATGCTAAGGATCGGTGCCTCTTCCATTCTGTGAGTGAGGACGAGTTTCCTGTGATTTGGATGACTTTAAAAAATATGGTAGGTCTAATGAAAACCGACTATAATATCGAAGATTTGAGCTTTGAGGAACTGAGTGTGAATCGAAAAATATTCGAGGATGCCTCACATTGACAAAGCATAAATAAGACGATAAAATTGATCTTGAAGGTTACTGAAACTTATGGCTAAAGGATTCACTGTAAAAGCAAAAAGTCCCATTACAGCACCCAAAGAAGAATGGGATTATGATGCTATCAAAGAAAGAATGCGAGGGAAGTCGATTGTATTCTGCCTACCTGGTAGGGGATGTTCATTTACTTTTCTGAAAGCATTTGTGCAACTGTGTTTTGATCTAGTGCAGAACGGAATGAGTATCCAAATTTCTCAGGATTACTCATCAATGGTAAACTTTGCTCGTTGCAAATGTCTCGGAGCAAACGTTCTGAGGGGTCCAAAGCAGATTCCCTGGGACGGCAAACTACAGTATGATTATCAACTCTGGATTGATAGTGATATTGTTTTCAATACTGAAAAATTCTGGCAACTCTGTGATCTAGCACTATCTGCTGATGAAGAAGGTAATGTTGTAGAACGAGAGATTGCTGCTGGTTGGTACGCTACAGAAGATGGTCATACGACATCCGTAGCTCACTGGTTGGATGAAGATGATTTCCGTCGTAATGGTGGAGTCATGAATCACGAAACCGTAGATTCAATTCAGAAGCGTCGTAAGCCTTTCACCGTAGACTATACTGGTTTCGGTTGGGTACTGATTAAGAAAGGTGTATTTGAGAATCTCGAATATCCCTGGTTTGCACCTAAGATGCAAGTCTTCGAATCCGGAGCAGTACAAGACATGTGCGGTGAAGACGTATCATTCTGTCTTGATGCAAAGGAAGAAGGTTTCGAAATCTGGTGCGATCCTCGTATCAGAGTTGGACACGAAAAGACACGAATCATCTGATGAAAAAGATCAACATTCTATACAAAGGTCGTAAGATCTATCAAGACTTGACTTATGAAGAATGTGCTGATATTCTACAAGATCTCGCTCTAAAATACTTTGAGGGAGATGATACTATTGACCCTAATGAAATAGACATGGAGGAAATTGATGGCTAAGCGACCTTCTTTTAATGGCGGACAAAAAATTGAATCTAAACCCAAGTCTACCCGTCAGGGTCTTGGGAAACACACAAAATATGCCGCAACAAGTAGCAATCCTGCTAAGAAAAAATATCGAGGCCAAGGTAAATGAGCGAAGAACAGTCTAAGAATACAATCTATAGTTGGGTCGCTGGTGTACTTGCATGTTTTCAGAAAAAAACTGAAGAGATCCCAGCAGAACAAACTTCAGAACAACTAGATAATACATCAAGTTCTGATTGATTCTATGGAAGTCTATGATGAATGGAATAGTATTCATCATGAAGATCTCTGGGCATACAACAAATTATTTTTAAGTCGGATTTTGGGATATAACTGCGGACCTTCGGGAGTCCCAGTTCCCAAGTCCGACTTTTTTATTGTAAGACCCTCCATTAATCTTATGGGTATGGGCCGCGTATCTCGAATAGAGTACATTGAGAGGGACACAGAGCACTTACACCCTGCAGAGTTTTGGTGTGAGATCTTTGAGGGAGAACATATATCCGTTGATTATTATAAGAAAGAACCAGTTTTAGTTGTTAAGGGGCACAGAAAACCGGAAAGCCCTCTGTATAAATGGGAAAAATGGGAGAAGATTGAAAGATATATTGAATTTCCTTCTATTCTGAGTAGACTGAAGGGGGAATATGAGTATATCAACTGTGAATTTATAGGAGATAAGTTAATCGAAGTTCACTTTAGACAAAATCCAGATTTTAGATACGGAAATAATGTTGCGATTCCTATCTGGAAAGAGGATAATATGGAAATTGATGGTAAATATAAGTATGTTAGAGATGAGGATTTTTTAAGAGAGGGATTTTTTATAGAATGACGGGATAGGAACCCCGTAAAAAGTTCTGATTGTTTCAAATCAGGAGAAAAAAATGAAAAAACCTACAGATCGAGATGCAGATTACATGTACAAGATGTGGGGAACAACCAATCTTATTACTGATTATGGTGCATTTGAGAGACTAAATGAAAAAACTAAAGAGAGTAAGAAGCATAATTTCAACATTCAGAATGAAATTCATGAGAAGATAAGAAACGACGATGACTATGATGATTGGGAGTATGGGACTGAACCAATCTATTCTAAGAAATGGTCTTAACTTTAATAAATAAGATAGATTTATTATCCGTTAAATGCCCATACAGCGTATCAGCAAGGGGTTTAAAGACATTAGTTTGTCTTTTCAGGTGAATCCTTTAAACAAGGATTTAATTACGATACAGAATGAGACTGCGATTGCAAGATCTATTAGAAATCTAGTTTATACTATCCCTGGTGAAAAATTCTTTAACCAAGATTTTGGATCCAGGGTTTCTAGAACAATCTTTGAAAACGTTGATAATATCTCTGCAGATATTCTAAATGATGAAGTTATAAGATTGATCAAAGAATATGAACCTAGAGTTACTATAATTGAATGTATTACCATTCCAAATTATGATGAAAACACCTTTGATATTAATCTTAAGTATCAAATCATAGGCGTTGATGTATCACCTCAAAGATTATCATTTGCATTACAGTCAGTAAGATAAATGTCCCTAGTAAATTTTACGAATCTAGACTTCAAAGATATAAAGAATTCGATAATCGACTATCTGAGATCGAATTCAAATTTTACTGACTATGATTTTGAAGGATCTAATCTTTCAATCATTCTAGACATTCTTGCATATAATACATATATCTCCTCATATAATGCTAACATGATTAGCAATGAGGTCTTTATTGATAGTGCAACACTTAGAGAAAACGTCGTTGCTCTAGCAAGAAACATTGGATATATTCCTAGATCAAGAACATCCGCTAGAGCTAGAATTAATTTTTACGTTGATACTACTACGTTCCCGACAAAACCAGTATCAATCACACTACAGAAGGGTGTAGTCTGTACTACAGCAGCTTCTTTTGGTTCTGAGAACTATACCTACGTAGTCCCAGAAGATATTACAGTTCCAGTTGTTGATGGGATTGCTTATTTTGATAATAATGGGCAAGGAATAGAAATATTTGAAGGATCATTCATTACTGAAAATTTTACAGTAGATGCAGGAAACCCAGATCAAAGATTTATCTTAGGTAATGCAAATATCGATACATCCTTAATCAGAGTTTTTGTAAAAGACTCTGTAGTATCAACTGTAAAGAATAAATTCTCACAGTCAAATAGTTTATTCAATCTTGATGATCAATCAAAGATTTATTTTCTACAAGAAGTAGAAGATCAGAGATATGAGTTAATCTTTGGTGACGGAGTATTTGGTAAAAAATTAAATACAGGAAATTATGTTGATGTAAGTTATGTAACCAGTGGAGGAGAAAATGGAAATGGAGTTTCTGATTTCACCTTTGCTGGAAGACTAATTGATAATAATGGACGAGTTATTGGAGATGGAGTTTCTCTTATATCAACAATTACTCCATCAACTGGTGGTTCTGAAATTGAATCGATTAGATCAATTAAGAATAATGCTCCTAGATTATATTCTGCACAAAATAGAGCCGTTACAGCAGCAGATTATGAGGCATTAATTCCAAGAATATATCCAGAAGCAGAATCAGTTTCTGTTTTTGGTGGAGAAGAATTAACACCTCCAAAATATGGAAAAGTTTTTATTACAATTAAACCAACTAATGGACAATTTGTTCCTAATGGTGTAAAAAGAAATTTAAAGAAAACGCTCAGACAATATAGTGTTGCGGGTATTGTACCTGAAATACTTGATCTGAAGTATCTTTATATTGAAATTGATTCAAATATTTACTATAATACAAACTTAGCATCTAACGCAGAATCTGTTTTAGATTCTGTCCTCAACAACATTAATAAGTATTCAAATTCTTCTGAATTAAATAAGTACGGTGCTAGATTTAAATATAGTAAATTCCAAAAATTAATTGACGATTCTGACGTATCCATCACTTCTAATATAACAAAAATACAAATTAGAAGAGACATGCGTGCTGCAATCAATCAACTTGCAGAGTATGAAATTTGCTATGGAAATGAATTTCATATTAAGAGTATGCAAGGTTATAATATTAAGTCTTCTGGATTTACTGTTAAGGGAATACCTGGCACTTTATACTTAAGTGATCTACCAAATCCTGGAGGTAAAACTGGGACTATATTCTTCTTTAAATTAAATTCTGAAAATAATAGTGAAGATATCTCTAATAGTACAATTGTTAGAAAGTCTGTAGGTACTATAGACTATGTTAAAGGAGAAATACTGCTCAACCCTGTTAATATTTTATCAACAACTAAATTTAATGGCGAATCAATTATTGAGATTTCTGCTATCCCTAAGTCGAACGATGTTATCGGATTACAGGATCTTTATTTGCAACTAGATAATACTAGAACTGTATTAAATATGGTATCAGATGAAATTTCATCAGGTGCGAACCCATCAGGTTCAAATTATACAAGATCATCAAGTTACATTAACGGCGACCTAGTAAGAAAATAAAAAATGGTAGATTCAAGAGTAAAGGTCAGTTCTTTCCTAGAAAATCAACTTCCCTCTTTTGTAAGAGAGGAATTTCCTTTAGTATCTGAGTTTTTATCTCAGTATTATAGGTCAGTAGAAAATCAAGGTCAGGTATTAGATATACTTTCTAATATAGATCAATACGTTAAGTTAGATACACTAACATCTATTGTTGAATCTACCACCTTAACAGAAGATATTGAAGCATATAATGATATTATTAATGTAAGTTCTACTGCTGGATATCCAGACAAGTATGGCCTTATTCAAATTGATTCTGAAATCATTACATATACAAGCAAGACTCAAACCTCTTTTGAGGGTTGTATAAGAGGATTTAGCGGCACTAGTTCATACAAGAGTGATGAAAAACCAGATCTATTAGTATTTTCAAAAACTAATACAGATAGTCATTCAAAAGGAAGTGTAGTTAATAATTTAAGTATCTTATTCTTAAAGGAATTTTTATATAAAATTAAGTATCAATTTAACCCTGGATTTGAAGGTAGAGAAGTTGATAAAGATGTAAATCAAAATATTTTCATCAAGCAGGCTAAAGATTTTTATTCTGCAAAGGGAACTGATCAATCATTTAAGATCTTATTTAAGATTCTATATGGGGAAGATGTTGAAGTTATTAAACCTAGAGATTATCTTTTCCAACCATCAGATGCTGATTATGGATTAACTAAAGATCTGGTTGTAGAAAGAATTGCAGGAAGTCCTGAAGAACTTATTAACTCTACAATATATCAAGATGAGATTGAAGGTTTATTCCCTTATGCTAGAGGAACTGTTACTAATGTAGAAAAAATATTACGTGGAGATAGAGAATATTATATTGTAAGTTTGGATTTTGGTAGCAATAAAGATATTATTGTATCAGGTTCAGTTTTTGGTAATTTTAATGTTCATCCAAAAACTACATTAATTAACTCAGTAGAAACTTTTGCTGAAGTATTAGATGTAGATTCCACTATTGGATTTCCAGACTCTGGTGAACTGTTGGTTTATATTGACGACAATACAACACTTTTAGTATCATACACATCAAAATCATTAACACAATTTTTTGGGTGTTCAGGAATAGATCAACCTCTACAATCTGGTCAGGAATTATTCCATAATTCATACATTTATGGTGTATCAAATGAAGATGGTGAAACTGTAAAAATGAGAATATCAGGAGTTCTTTCTGATATAAGAATTCCAGAAAATACTCTGTATTTTAATAAAGGTGATTCTTCGAAGATAGTTTCTCTTGGATCTAAAGAAGTTGATATAAAATTCAATAATTGGTTTTTTAACGTTGCTTCTGGACATAAAGTAGAGCAATTATTATCATTAGATAATTTTGGTAGATCATATTCAGTATTCACTGTAGATAATCATAAATTCAAATCAGGTGATCAAATTAAAATTATTGCATCTACTGGTGTAGAATATACTGGATTTATTTCGAAAGTATCTGATGAAAAAAGCATTGTAATACAAACAGATAATCCAATAAATCTTGGTGCAATTTATAAGATAGAGAGAAGAATCGCAAAGATTAATTCAGTAAATTATCCAGAATTATCTACAGTAAATTCAAACGTACAAAACGTTTATTCTGATGAAGAAAAATCAATCTATGTAACTTCTCCATCTGTACCTTCATATTTTAACGAACCGATTCAGACTTCTGATAGAACTGCATCATTCTCTGGTAATTTTTTACCTTCAGAATTATTTGATATTACCAGTTTAATTCCATTAAATGACGAAAATACAAGATATAGAATAACAACTTCAAAAGAACATAACTTATTATTAGAAGATGTAGTAAGTATTACACTATCTAATTCTGAAAGTAAAAAATATAAGGTAGTTTCTGTAGTAAACTTGAATACTATAGAAATTTATGGTTTATCTGGAATACTATATGAAAATCTTAACTACAAACTAACAAAAGTATATACTGAAATTATATTCACTAAGAGACATGGTTTCCACAGTGGTGATGCTGTGGTTTATATTCCAGCATCAAATACTAATAAACTGAATATTGATAAGGGAATTTATTTTGTAAAGAAAGTAGATGATTTTAAATTAAAGTTATCAAGAAGCAGAGATAACATCTTCAATAATATTTTTATTGAATTTGAAGGTTCTGTAACCAATAACAAACTGTCTTTACTAGATTTTGCCGATAATCTATACAATATTAAAACTTTACAACCACAAAAACTAGTCAGAAAGATCTCAACTCCAGTTGATGAACCAGGAGATTATTTTGTTAACCCCGGAAAAATTGGTATTTCTTTAAATGGTACAGAATTTTTATCATATAAGTCAAAGGACATTATTTACTATGGTCCTATTGAAGAAGTAATTATTTCAAATAGAGGTAGAGATTATGATATTATAAATCCACCATCTCTTATAATAGAAGATTCTGTTGGTGTTGGAGCTACTGGTTTTTGTGAGGTTGAAGGGAAGTTGGAAAGAATTGATATTCTAGACGGTGGATATGATTATCTAAATGATCCAATAATTACAATTACTGGTGGTAATGGGTCTGGAGCAGTAGCAAAAGCAAAACTAACGGCATTTGATCATATTGTTCCATTTAATTCTAGGGCAAGTTCTGGACTTGTAGATATTTCAAATAACATTCTTGGTTTTTCTACGTATCACAAGTTTAGAGATGCGGAAAAAGTAATCTATCAAACTGATGGCCAAAAAGGTGTTGGTGGTATTTCTACAGGATCAGAATACTTTGTTTCTGTTGTAGATGAATATAGGATTAAGTTGCATAAAAAATATGATGATGCAATAGTTGGAATTAATACATTAGATATAGGACCAACATATGGAGAAGGAATTCATAATTTCCAAGCAAGGTCTAAAAAGAGAAGAATAACCTCTATCAGTATTCTTAATAGTGGTAGTGGATATTCAAGTAAAAAGGTATACGTTTCTACTGTAGGAATAACAACCTTCACTAATAAAATATATTCAAAGCAGCATGGATTTAATAGCGGAGAACTAGTAACTTATACAAGAACTGGTACTTCTATTGGTGGGTTAACTAATAATCAAAACTATTATATTACTAGACTGGATGATGATAATTTTAAATTATCTCAGATTGGTAATAATGAGATTGGGAATGATTTTTATTATAGAACAAAGCAATATATTGATATTACATCAGTAGGGTCTGGTGATCATTTCTTCAGTTATCCAGAAATACAAGTAAAAATTGATGGCGTAATTGGTGTATCTACATTCACAAATCAAGATTTTAGCGCCAGTATTAAACCAATTTTTAGAGGTAGTATCAAGAAAATACATCTAAAATCTAATGGTTTGAACTATGGAAGTCAAGAGATTTTAAATTATCAAAGACAACCTAGTTTTAGATTAAATTCTGGATCAGGAGCGAGATTAACTGCAGTTGTTGTAAATGGAAGAATTACTGATGTTTTAATTAATAATCCAGGAAGAGATTATAATAGTCAACCAACTATTGAAGTTACTTCAAATGGATCTGGTGGTTTTGGAGCTATTTTAGTGCCTGTTATTAAAAATGGAGTCTTCTCATCAGTAAAAGTAGTTAATGGTGGAATTGGATATGAAGATAGAACAACAACCCTTCAAGTAATATCTGCTGGATCAGAGGCTTCTTTTGAAGCTAACATTAAGAAGTGGAGAGTTAATTTATTTGAGAGGTTATTAAATTCAAATCAGATATTTGAAGATGATGGAGTAATCGTTGAAGGAACGAATAAAGATTTTGGATTACAATATACCCATTTATATTCATCAAGAAAATTAAGAAGATCAGTATTTTCTAACAGAACAGTAAGAGGAAAGAGAGTATTTGAGGCAGATTTAAAAATTGAAAATGGGAAGGAAGCAGTATCTCAAGCACACTCTCCAATTATAGGTTGGGCCTATGATGGAAATCCAATCTACGGTCCATATGGATATGATAAACCAACTGGAGGCCAAGTAAGGAGAATGAAGTCTGGATATATTCAGACTTTAGGAAATAACAGGCCATCTGATAATTTATACCCAACAGGATTTTTTGTAGAAGATTATTCATTTGATTCTAAAGTTGGAGATTTAGATGAACACAATGGAAGATATTGTGTTACGCCAGAGTTTCCAAATGGAGTTTATGCATACTTTTCCACAATAGATGCTAATTTACTTGATGCTGTCGGTCCATTTGAGGGATACTTTAGGCCAACTTTCCCATACTTAGTTGGAGATACTTATAAGTCAAGACCAATAGATTTTAACTTTGATTCTAAGTCAAATCAAGATGAATTTGATTTAGTAGAAGCAGGACTATTGAGAAATACTTATCCATATAATATTTCAGATCAAAATGGATACTATAATTATTTGATTGATTCAAATAAAATCAAGAATCCCATAACAAAGGTTAAATATTCTTCACCAGGTTCAATTGACTATTTTAGAATAATAAGTGGCGGAGAAGATTATAAAGTTGGTGATGTTCTTCAATTTGATAATGATAATACTGAAGTAGTTGATAGTGCATATGCATTTGTATCAAAAATTAAAGGGAAAATAATATCTAATGTTAGTGTAAATAAGACAAATATTGAAGATGTTGTTTTCTATCCTCTCAATTCTGTAAATGAATATGTTGGTATTTCTACTTTACCTCATAATTTATTAAATGAAGATGTAGTCAATATAAGTGGGTTAAGCACAACTAACCTTAAATTAGAAAAAAGTTATAAGATAAGAGTTCTGGAAAATAATCTAGTATTATCTTCTAGTGTTGCATCGGAAAGTGTAACTGGTATTGTTACTTATTTCGAAGTATCTGGAAATTTAAATTTCCCATATAGAAAAGAAAATGATGTATTTACTATTGATTCCGAAGAAGTAAAAGTTCTTTCTATAGATTCTAAGAATTCTAGAGTATTAGTTTTAAGGAAGAAAAATGCAGGAGCACACACTGCAGGAACTATACTTTTTGATAAATCAAGAAAAATTGTTGTAAATGCTGATATCAGTAAGCATGAATATAAAATTGATAGAGAAATTTATTTTAATCCAGTTAATTCTGTAGGAATTGGAACATCATTTGGACCTGGAATTGGCGTTACCATACCAGTCAATATTCTTGGACTAAATTCTTCTTCTATAATAATACCAACAAAATCCATCTACCTACCTGATCATGGATTTAATACTGGTGATGAATTAATCTATTCAAGTAATGGAGGAGAACCTCTATTAGTTGATAGTGTTGGTATAGGAAGTACTTTTGTCTTAACAAACAATTCAATAGTTTATGCAGCTAAGATTTCAAATGATATAATTGGAATATCAACAAATAAAATTGGATTAGGTACTGATGGTAAATTTGTAGGAATTGGTACATCCAAAACAACTGTATACTTTGTTGGATTTGGAACTGGAAATTACCATAGTTTTAAAACAAATTATAGCAATAAACTAAAGGGGCAAATTTCTAGAAATGTAGTAACAGTATCTACTGCATCAACACATGGTCTGTCTTTATTAGATTATGTTGATATAGATTTAGTAGCAAAAAATAATATTTCAAATTACGTAAAATATGATGAACTAAACAGAAGATTACTAATAAATCCTAGAAATATTTTAAGTGAAAATATAAATTTATTAAATTCAAGTATTAGAATTGAAAATCATGGATTTATTAATGGACAAAAAGTAATATATTCTTCTGTCTCAGAAACTCCTTCCGTTGGGTTGGAGAATAATAGAATTTATTTTGTATATGTTATTGATTACAATAGAATAAATCTATGCAATAGTTATTATGAAGCTACTTCAGACATTCCATCTTTTGTAAATATTCAGACTCAAGAAAATGCTACTTTATCCCCAGTCAATCCTGAAATAAAGGCAGTTTCAAATCAGACATTAACATTTAATGTTTCTGACGAATCTTTATCTTTCATTAGTGGAACAAACAAGTATCCAGCTTTTGAACTGGAATTTTATTCTGATAAGACATTCAAAAATAAATTTGAAACCACTAAAACAACTAAAGATTTTGAAATAATTAGAAATGGTTTAGTTGGGGTAAGTTCTGAATCTTCTGTTACAGTAAAAATTAATAACAATTTTCCAGAATCAATATATTATAGATTAACTCCTCTTAAGAAGTATAATGATATTGATGTCCCATCGATCAAACAAGAAATTGTTATTGATGATGAAAATATTGATAACAATAATAGAATCTTAATTAGGAAGAGTTCATATTCAGGTAATCATAAAGTTGTAGGAATAACAACAAACACCTTTAAATATAATCTAACAAAAGATCCTGAAAAGCAATCTTATAATTCAAATGAAGCAAATATAGCATATAACACAAATTCAAAATCTGCATTTGGTGTTATTGAAAATATTGAAATTAAAAATAGAGGAAAGGGGTATCGTTATCTTCCTGGAGTTTCCTCTGTTATTTCAAGTACAGGAAAAGGTGCAATTATATTACCTAGAAGTAATACAATTGGTAAGATAAAGAAAATTAGAATCGATGATATCGGATTTGATTATCCATCAGATTTGACTCTTACCCCAACAGTTAAGTTTTCTGATGTTGTAAAGGTAGATCCACTAACATCATTCAAATCTATAGGTATCACATCTACTGGAAAAAATTATACAAGTTCACCTGACTTAGTTGTAATTGATGGATTTACTAAAGAAATTATTCCAGAAGTTAAACTAAGATATAATTTAGGGGACCAATTTGTAACTATTCTTAGAAATACATATGGAATATACAATGCAAGTCCACAAATAATTCCAATTAATAATAGTAATGCTATAAGCATTAGATCAATTATTTTTAATGATAAAACTAATGAAGTTTCTGTAAAATTGGATGCAAGTTTTAGTACTTTGGAATCATTCCCATTTGAAGTTGGTGGTAAAATTATAATTGAAAATGTTAATATTAGACAGTCGATAGGTGGTAAGGGTTATAATTCCTCAGAATATAAGTATAGACTCTTCATCTTAACCGAAGTTGATCCTAATATTGGTGGTTCTGATCCAACAATTAAATTTAACTTGACTGGATTTTTACAGTCTGGTGAGTATCCAGGAGAATTTGATGCAATTAGATCTTCGGGTAAAGTTACTCCAGAAGTTAATTTCCCAATATTTGATATTGTCCTACAAAAAAATGATTTTATTATTGGGGAAACCATTAAAACACCATCTGCTACTGGTATTGTTGAATATTGGGATTCTAGAAATGAATATTTAAAAGTACTAACAACAGATACTATAAAAATTGGCGAAAAAATTGTAGCTGAAACCACAAAGACTCAAGGAATAATCAGTGAAGTTATTCCAACAAATTGTAAATACGTCGTTTCTTCATCATCCATAGTCAATAGAGATTGGTCTAGAGAAACTGGATTCTTAAATAATACTTTCCAAAGAACTCACAATAATGACTATTATCAGTATTTCTCATACTCATTAAAATCAAAAGTACAAATTTCAGATTGGAATAATCCAGTATCAACTTTAAATCACGTTGCCGGATTTAAGAAATTTAGTGATTTGATTGTTGAAAATACAAATCTAAATGAAAAATTAAAAACAGACCAAAATCAAGGCGACTTTAGTGCTATTACGGATTTTTACACTGAGATTGAAGCAGATTCAGTCAGTGATTTTGATTTAGTAACTGAAAATAGTCTCAATATTGGAACAAAACTTATAAGTGATGAGATTATTTTCAATTCTAAAGTTATACAAGATCACCTCAACTCAATAGGTAATAGAGTATTAGTCATTGATGATATTAGTGATCAATTTAATAATACTAGTAGAGAAACTGTTTTCAGTGTAGTTGATTCATTCAACAAGAATGAAATAAGAAGTAAAAAATACTTAACCTATATTAGAGATAATCGCTTCTCTTCTGATAGACAAGCCTACATTGTAAATGTACTTCATGATGGTCAGGATGCATATATTACTCAATATGCAAGAGTTGAAAGTAAAAAGCAACTAGGATCTTTTGACTTTGAAATAAATGGGAATGATGCAAGATTATTATTCTACCCTGTTGACTATAGAGTTAATGATTATAGTTTAAATATCCTCAGTTATGATTTTAATGAATTTTTCAACGAAGCTTCATCGTATGATTTTGGTTGCGTTGAATTTAATTCATTAACTAAGAATTTACAGACAGTAGGCAGACAAAATCTGATTACAATACAGGCTTGTAGATCTGCTAAGTTTATTGTTCAATTAGAAGATTCTAATGGAAATTATCAATATGATGAATTAACAGTAGTTCATGATGGATTTACTGCTCAAGTATTAGACTATGGTAGATTCGGAAACTTTACTGGACTAGGAACTTACTATGGATATTCTTTTGGTGGAACTGGAATAGCTTTAGATTTTATTCCAAATACAAATCCAACCGTTACCATTAAATCAAAATTAATTTCTATTATCATTTCTAATAAAGAAAAAACTGATACAAAGAGTGCCGCATTAAACAATTCACTTCTGAAAAGTGACTTTATAGAAATAAATTCAAGTCCATCTCCTATAGCAACAGTAATATCAAAATATAATAGTGGTAATAATGGATACAATGCAGCACATGCTTTTATCAGTGCCGAAGACGTTACTATTGATGGACAGATAAAAGCTAGTTTATCGGAAATAGTAGTAATCGAAGATGGTACTAACACTTATTTTGTAGAATATGGAAAGACATCCACACATTCAGAATTAGGAACAATAAGTACTAGATTGAATGGTGGATTCACTGAGATTTTATTTACACCAAAAGCAGGAAGAAAAGTCCAACTGAGAACTTTTATCAATTGCCTAGGTACTGTAGATCTCTTAAATCCAAATAATACTATTGATCTCAAGACTTCTTCAATTAGATCAAATTATTCTTATTATACTGGAACTGATAGGGATGTTAGAAGATCATTCAATCTTTATAATAATGGACTTCCTATTTTTGAAAGAGAATTTAATAGCGAAATATCAACTATAGTTAACGTTTCTGAAGATACGATTAGAATTCCTAATCATTTCTTTGTAAGTGGAGAAAAGGTAAGATATACAGCAACTGGAATCGGAACTCAACGTCCTCTTGAAATTGAACCAACCAATTTCCCTGGAATTGGAGTAACTAGTTTACTTCCAACAAACTATGACTTATATGCGATTAAATTTGATAAATTTAAAATACAACTTGCGTCTACTGCATCAAATGCATTGAGTTTTAGTCCAATTCCTATAAAAATTAAAGGTGTTGGTATAGGAACACAACATAAGATTATCTCATCTAACCAAAACTTAAAATCATTAATTACAATTGATAATCTGGTTCAAATTCCAATTAAAGAAACTTCTTACACTACAAACACTACATCTGAAGTATTCATAACTGATAATAATATTTTAGTTGCTGATACTACAGGATATTATGCAGGTGATATCATCAAAATAGATGATGAAATAATGAGAGTAAATTCTATTGGTGTAGTTTCAAATAATTCTATAGAGGTAGAAAGAAATTGGATGGGAACAAGGCTTTCCATTCACCCAAATAACAGTGTTGTTACAAAATTGAAGGGTAATTATAACATTGTTGATAACACTATTAATTTCTCAAGTGCTCCTTATGGAAAAATGCCTGTCGGTATTTTATCATCTAAGGATCCAGATCAGAGAGATTTTGCTGGTATTACTACACATTCTACTTTTAGTGGAAGAATATTCTTAAGAACAGGAAAAATAAATTCTAATTCAGATCCGTATAGTTCAAACTATCTATTTGATGATGTTTCCACCCAATTCAACGGAATAACTACTTCTTTTACATTAAAACAAAATGGTTCAGATATAATTGGAATTTCCGATCAGAATCCATTAATATTCTTAAGAAATGCGTATCAAACCCCAAGGAGATTGACTCCTATCAATAATGTAGTTGGAAATTATTATTTAACTGAAGATAATTATCAGACAAAACTACATTTTAACTCATCTCCAGTAGATATAAGGTATGATGTTAATAGATCAAATGCTCCTATAGGTGGTATCATTGTATCAGTAGGTTCAACTAGTGGTCTTGGATACCAACCTCTGCTAAGAGCTGGAGGATCTGCAGTAGTTTCTGCTGCTGGAACTATTCAATCTATTATTGTAGAAAATCCAGGTTCTGGTTATCGTTCTGGTATACAGACATATGTTAATGTTGGTGTACAGAAAGAAGGACTGAATTCAGCAAATATTGATTACGTTGGTTACGCAAATGTAACTAATGGAAGAGTAACATCTGTAAACATCACAAGTTCTCTTTCTGGATATAATCAAACGGATAGACTTAAAGTAGTATTTGATTCTCCTCTTCCATATTCCAATATTCCTTTAATTTACACATCATCATCTTCAGGAATTGGTACTGGTGCATTAGTAGACATTAATGTTGGATTTGATTATAAAGTAACTGATTTTAATATCAAATCTTATGGTTATGCTTATTCCGAAGGAGATGTATTGACTGTTTCAGTAGGAGGAACTACTGGAATACCATTACAAAATATTTTTAACGAAAATATTATTACGGGTAATGTTTTAGTTCAACCAAATATAGTTACCACTGTATTTGAATATCCAAGTCCATCTGTAGTTTCTGAAAGTTCTATTTTAACTATTGATAATTCTACTACTTTAATTCTTGGAGATTTTGTATACTTACCTCTAGATGAATTCCAAATTGATGTTACTGAAATTTATAATGAAGAATTTGCTGCTTGGTCTATGGGTGAGTTTGAAGTTTTTGATAGTATTGATGAATATTTTGATGGATTTAATAGAACTTTCCCATTAATGATTAGTGGTCAACAAAAGTCAATATTGACCAATAGAGGATCTAACATTGATATACAAGCAACATTGTTAGTTTTTATTAATGGTGTTTTACAAGTACCTGGAGTTGGTTACTTATTCGATGGAGGAAGCACAATAACCTTCACCGAACCACCAAAAGGTCCTGATCCAGCATATCCAAATTCTGGCGATAAATCTACTATCGTATTCTATAGAGGAACGAAAGGAATTGATGTTGTTGATGTTGATATCTTAGAGTCAGTAAAACCTGGAGATTATTTACTAATAAATGACGACTCCGTATCTTTAGAGCAAGATTTAAGAACTATTTCTAGAGTCAATGCTTCTGATTCTGTAGAAACTAATTCATATGCTGGTCCAGGAATATCAGTAGATTCTACTTATCTAAGACCAGTAACTTGGTACAAACAAAAGCAAGATGTTATTATTAATGGAAAAGAAGTTACTAAAGATAGAGTAAATTATGAGCCTCTAATTTCCCCAACAACTAATTTAATTCAGAATATTGGTTTGGGTGACACTGTTTTCTATGTAGAAAGTGTTAAGACTTTCTTTGATAGTAGAAAAGAAAATGCTCAAGGAAAAATACTCTCAGATATTGAAATAATTGACCAAGTTCCATTAATTGATTCTAATACTATTAGTCCCGAATACTCAAAATCAGAGACAATAACAGATATTGCATATTATGGTGATTTTGGTGAAATAGTTGCTATAGGAACAGTGATGACTGAACAAATTCCTTTTGGAGTATCATTTGATTTTTACATCTCTGAAGAATCTCCATTAAAGAATCCATCTATAGTAAAAGAACCATTAATAAGAACTTCCATAGAAGTTGGTGATTATTTTGTAATTAAAAATTCTAACGTTGGTGTTGGTTTTACTTCATTAAGAAATGATGGATCTATCATAGGAACAGGTTCTACTTATTTTGATAATGTATATCAAGTTGCGGATATTGATCTTAGACAAGATGGAACAGTCATTAAAACCCCAGTTACTGTTACTGGATTTGAAACATATGATAGTGCAGTTATAATCGAAGAGTTTAATGAATTAAGTATAGAAAATATCCAAACAAATACTTCATATGATGTTCCAACTCAATTAGCAGGTAGAGTTACTGTAGAAAATAATGTTACGGCGACAATAAATTCAACTGTTACTATAATTGGAGTTACATTATCTGTTCTTGTTAATCAAGGTGGAGTTCTTTATGTTGATGAGTTCTTACCTGCAAGAATAACAACTCGCGTTGTTGATTATAATGGAATGGATTTTGCTTCTATATTGAATACTCCGTTCTATGGAGATTATACTTGGGGTAAACTTATGGCTAGTGAAGGAAGATTAGATCCCAAGACATTTAATACTCATATTCAGAATGGAATTTCTGGAATTTCATCTTCTCCAGTAATTAGAAGAAAGAATCCATTAAAGTACCTAAATTATGTTAAATAAATAAATAAAAACTCTCAAAAAATGTCAGCAATAATTACTGATCAACTTAGAATATTGAGTGCTAGGAGCTTTGTAACTGATATAACCTCATCTGGAAATTCATATTACTCTTTTGTAGGACTTCCCAATTCTTCCGACTATGATCCATATTTACCTCAGGAATGGGATGTTCTACCTCCTTCACCAAAAGATTCTTTTGATGAAGAAAATAACTATTGGGATACTTTAATTGCATTAAAGAAAATTCTAATTGATGATGTTAGACAAGTAGTTAGAAAAACAACTTGGACTTCTGGTAATATTTACGATATGTATCGTCATGATATTAGCAGAACTAATTTATCAAAACCATCCAATTCTACTAACTTATATTCATCGAATTATTATGTAGTTAATAGTGATTACCGTGTTTATATTTGTCTACAAAATGGTACAACTCCAGAAACTCCTGAAGGAAAACCATCATTAGATGAACCAACATTTGTAGATTTGGAACCAAGATCTGCAGGGAATAGTGGAGATGGATATGTATGGAAATACCTTTATACAATTAAACCAACAGAAATAATAAAATTTGATTCTGTTAATTTTATACCTGTTCCTCCAAACTGGGAAACTAGTTCTGATAATGCATTAGTTAGGAATAATGCCGCAGATAGTGGTCAGATAAAAACAATTGTAATAAAAAATAGAGGATCTGATTTAGGAACTGCAAATAGAACTTATACCAATATACCAATTAAAGGTGATGGTAATGGTGGAGAAGCAACCATTATTATTAATAATGATTCCAAAGTAGAATCCGTTGTAATCTCAAATGGAGGAAATGGATATACCTATGGTACTCTGGATCTAGAGGCTGCTGGTGTACCAAAAGGAACAGTTGATCCCATATTTGATGTTATCATTCCCCCTCAGGGTGGTCATGGTCACGATATATACCGTGAACTAGGAGCAACTAGTGTATTAGTTTACTCTAGAATTGAAAATGATTCAGAAAACCCAGATTTTATTACTGGAAACCAAATTTCAAGAGTAGGAATAATAAGAAATCCACAATCTTATGATTCAAATTCACTATTAACTTTGGAAAAAGCTAGTGGAGTATATGCATTAAAGTTAACTGGTATTGGATACAGTACTGCAAAGTTTACACCTGATACTTTTATTAGACAGACAATTTCTGCAGGAACAACTGCTTTTGGTAGGGTTATATCATATGATCAAGTAACCGGTGTTTTAAAATACTGGCAAGATAGAACTCTATGTGGATTCACTACCACTAACTCAAAGGATATTGATCCAACATATGGATTTAAATTAAATAGATTTACTGCAACTCCAGGTGCCGGTGGATCTATAGAAATTTTAGGTGGAACTACATCATTAGAAATTCAAAATACTTTTGGAACAAATGATAACCCAGGTATAAGTACCACCATAAATAATAGAACATACTACCTGGGTCAACCATTTATCAATGGTGTTTCTCAACCTGAGGTTAAAAAATATTCAGGAAGTATTATATACGTTGATAACCGACCTTCAATAACCAGGTCAAAAAATCAAAAAGAAGATATTAAAGTAATTTTGCAATTCTAAACTATTATGCCTCAAGATACTAATTTAAATATCTCACCTTACTTTGATGACTTTAATGAGTCAAAAAATTACTATAAAGTATTATTCAAGCCTGGTTATCCTGTTCAAGCCAGAGAGTTAACTACTCTTCAATCTATTTTCCAAAATCAGATTGAGAAGTTTGCAAATCACACCTTCAAGGAAGGATCGGTTGTAATTCCTGGTCAAACAAATTATAATAATCAATTTTATTCAGTTCAGTTAGAACCTGAATATCTAGGAATACCTGTTCGCTTTTATATTGATAATATTGTAGGCAAAATTATCAAAGGCGAAACTTCAAAAGTACAAGCAAAAATTATATCAGTTTTAAGTGAAGAAGATTCTCTGAATGAGAATGTAACTATCTTCGTATCTTACACTGCTTCTGGTGATAATAATCAAGGAGTATTTTTAGATAATGAAAAACTAATCATTGATGAAAATATTGTTAAAAAGACAGTAATTGTTCAAGCAGGCGAAGGATTTGCAAATACAATTCAAACTAATTCAACTTCTGTAGGATCTGCTGTAATTTTATCAGAAGGTGTTTACTATATTAGAGGAACTTTTGTAAATGTATCTAATCAGGTTTTAATTTTAGATCCATATAACAATCAACCATCATACAAAGTTGGTTTTGATATTAAGGAAGAAATTATAACTTCCGATGAAGATGAAAGTCTTTCTGATAATGCTCAAGGTTTCACAAACTATGCTGCACCAGGTGCAGATAGATTCAAGATAACAGCAACTTTAAGTAAAAAACCTTTAGATAGTACAAATAACGAAAATTTCATTAGTTTACTTGATATTAAAGAAGGGGTTCTAATTTCAACGAAATCAAAACCCCAATATAGTGTAATTCAAGATGAAATTGCAAGAAGAACTTTTGATGAGTCTGGCGATTACTATGTAAGACCATTCGACATTACACCAAAAGAAACTTTAACAAATAATCTTGGTAATAATGGTCTCTATAGAGCAGACCAATTAACTTATAATAATAATGTACCTAGAGAATCATTAGCAACTTATAAAATTTCTCCAGGAAAAGCATATGTTAGAGGATATGAAGTTTCTATCTTATCCAGCGTATACTTAGACTTTGATAAACCAAGAACAACTAAAAAGGTTGAAAATGAAAGTGTAAATTATGTAACTGGTTCTACATATACAGTAAACCGAGTATACGGTTCCCCTAAAATTGATTTAGGATCACCATTTATTGTAAGTCTGAGAGATCAAAGAGTAGGAGCTTCTCAAACTTCAGGTAATGGAAAAGAGATTGGACTAGCTAGAGTTTATGATTTTGCTTTAGAGTCTGGAGCATATGATTCATCAAATCCAAACTTAAATCAATGGGATTTAAGTTTATTTGATATTCAGACATATAGTGAAATTGTTCTAAATGAACCTATTAATTTAACTACTCCAGTACATATTAAAGGTAAATCTAGTGGGGCATCAGGATATCTTAGATATGATGTAGTAAATTCTGGTATCGTAACTGCTTATAATATTACTGGTTCATTTGCCGTAGGTGAAAAATTCATTTTTAATGGTACAGAAACTGATAGTAGAGTATCTGTAGCTATAACTGAGTTTAGCAACAAAGATGTTAGATCTGTATCACAACTAAATGGTTCTACAACTATTTTTAGTGCTGATATTATCCCATCATTAGCACATTCTGTAGGTTTCTCTAAGATATCCAAGAATGTTAGTGGTATCAGTACAGTTAGCCTTACTGTAGATAATGATTTTACTTTTATTAATAAAGTAAAAGAAGGTGGTTTAATCAGTTATAGAAAACCAAATGGAGATCTTCCAACTCTTAACAGAGTTTTAACAGTACAAGAGAAAACTATAACTGTTGCTGGAATTACTAGTGTTTCTGGAGTTTGTGATGGTTCACTACCTACATCAGAAACTGATCTAAATGAATTATCAATTTTAGCATCCAACTTCCAACCATCTCCAGATAATACCTTATTCACTTCTCTACCAAGACCTTATATTTCCTCTGTTGATCTAACAGATTCGTCTATAACAATAAGAAAAGAATATCCCATTACAATTACAAGTGGTCAGTCTAGCACTGTTACTGCAGATAGTGGGGAAACATTCTTACCATTTGATGAGGAAAGATATATTTTAGTAAGATCAAATGGTGCATTTGAAGTTCTAACACAAGATAAGTTTGTATTCACAAATGCGTCTAAAGAACTAACAATTTATGGCCTTGGATCTAATGATCCACAAGCAAGATTAATTGCTACCCTAAGAAAAGTAAATATAAAATCTAAAACAAAGATTAAAAATAGAATTAATTCTATAGTGCTCAATAGATCCAGATACGATTATTCTGGTATAGGAAGCACTACGGTTAATGATGGATTAGAAGTTGGTAATTTCCCATATGGAACTAGAGTTCAGGACGAAGAAATTTGTCTAATGGTTCCAGAAATTACTAGAGTTTATGGTATTTTAGAATCTTCTGGTGTTCAGGATCCTTTATTACCAACAGTTAGTCTATCGACATTATCTGGACCAACAGGAACAGTTAATGATTTAATTCCAGGTGAAGAATTTATTGGAAGGGATAGTGGTGCTGTAGCAATTTATGTTGGTAGAATTAATGATCTAAAAGCAGAATTTTCTTATTTGAATAATAGGGTACTTCAACAAGGTGAGATTGTAAAATTCAGAGAAACTGGAATTGAAGCAGTAGTTGGAGACACTACGTTAGGTGATAAGAGTATTCTTCCAGACTTTTCCTTCGATTATGGACAAAAAGAAACAATATATGATTATGCTAAGTTAATTAGAAAACCTGAGGCTAAAGAACCAACCAAAAAGATAAGAATAATTTACGAATCTGCATCATTTGCTAGTTCGGATACTGGAGATATAACCACTGCAGATTCATATAATCAATTTGATTATTGCACTGTTACTTTTGCTAAAGAAAGTATCAATAATACAGATATTATCGATGCTAGACCAAGGGTTTCTCCATATAATATTCAAACTGCAAACAGATCTCCTTTTGAATTTTTAGCTAGATCATTTACTTCCTCTGGAAATAGTGCTAAAAATGTACTAGCATCCGATGAGTCAATTGTATTAAGTTATTCATATTATCTTCCCAGAATTGATAAAATTTTCTTAACTAAGGATGGTACTTTCCAATTAGTAAAGGGTGAACCATCTGAGATTCCTCAAGCTCCTCAACTGGTTGAAAACGCACTAGAAGTTGCAACTGTAACTTTACCACCATATCTTTGCGATGCTTCTAGAGCAACAGTAAATATTACTCCACATAAGAGATATCAAATGAAAGATATCTCTAAACTAGAGGAGAGAATTAAGAATCTAGAATCATATACTACTCTTAATTTACTTGAGACTAATACAGAGAATTTAAAAATTAAGGATGCTAATGGTCTAGATAGATTTAAATCTGGATTTTTTGTTGACGATTTTACTACTACAACATCTCAAAGTAAAATAACTATTGTTAAAAATAGTATTGACTCTAAGAATGGTGAATTAAGACCTGCTCCATATACTACCGAAGTTGATTTACTTTTAGGATCTTCTTCTTTAGTTGGAATTGGAACTTCAGTTGATCCTAATGCAGATCCAAGATATGTTACTGATTTAATCGGAAATAATATCAAGAGAACTGGTCAAATGATTACTCTTGATTATGAGCACGTTGTACAAGTTCAACAACCATTTGCGACAAGAACTGAAAACGTAACTCCATATCTTGTTACAAGGTATAATGGAACTATTGAACTTTATCCATCTTCTGATACTTGGGTAGACCAAGTTAGAGCAGATGCTAAAAATGTAGAAATTGATAACTTTACACAAACACAACAACAATTAGTTGCTGCTGGTTGGGACCCACAGACTGGTTATAGTCCAATTACATGGGGTGCTTGGGAAACTACTTGGACAGGAGAGACCACAACATATAATTCATATTGGAATGGATATTATTATGGATGGCCTTACTACGGATACTATGGATATGGATATCCATACTACTATGGTTACTATGGTTACCCATATTATCATGGATATTGGGGTCACTATTATGGTTGGTGGGGATATGGATATCCTTACTACTACTATGGTTATCCTTGGGGATGGTATGGTGGTTGGGGATCATATACCACAGTTGCTACAACTACTAAAACCGGTACCTCAACTAGAGAAGGTACTAGAATGCAACTTACGGAGCAAGTAAATACTTACTCTCAAGGAGACTCTATTATCGCAACAGATTTCATTTCATATATGAGATCTAGAAACGTTGAGTTTACTGGAAAGAGATTTAAACCATTTACTCAAGTTTATGCTTTCTTTGATGGTGAAGACGTTAATGAGTATATTGTTCCAAAATTACTAGAAATCACTATGAATTCTGGTACATTTGAAGTTGGAGAAACTGTTATTGGTACTGTGATGGATTCTTCTACTTTTGAAAATCCAACTATAGGTGTAACTCCTACTCAGATTGTTTTCAGAACTGCTGTTGCTAATCATAGATATGGTCCATATAATGAACCAACAGATATTTTCACTGCAAATCCATATAATTCCACAAGTACAACATCTTTACCTGAAACATATTCTCCAACTTCAGAATTGCTTAATATAGACACTTACAGTCTTTCTGAGCAAGCTCAAGGTGACTTCTATGGATATCTCCAAAAAGGAATGGTTCTTAGAGGACAAACTAGTGGTGCTGAAGCTGTTGTAAGAAATATTAGATTATTTACTGATCAAGTTGGAACTGTAATTGGTTCATTCTTTATTCCTAATCCAAACGTACCTACAAACCCCACATTTGAAACTGGAACAAAGAGTTTCCGTCTCACAAACAGCGATATAAACTCTCAAATTGATGGAGTTACCTCAACAAGTGGTGAAGCCAACTATTATGCACAAGGTATTTTGAATACTATACAAGAAACAATTGTTTCTGTAAGAAGTGCAAATATTACTTCTGAGAAGTTAACTGAGAGTAAGCAAGTTTCCGAGACAACAACTTCAGTATCTACTAATGTTTATGGATGGTATGGTTGGCCTTATAACTGGAGATATCATTATGGACGTTGGGGTTATTGCTATTGGGATCCCCTTGCTCAATCATTCTTTGTTGAGGAAGAAGATGGTGTATTCATAACTAAGGTTGACCTATACTTCAGAACAAAGGATCCAAATAATCTACCTGTTACAATTCAAATGCGTCCAATGTCTATGGGCGTACCAAAAACTGATGTTTATCCATTCAGTGAGATTGTAGTAGAACCAAAAGATATTAAGGTATCTGAAGATGCATCAGTAGCAACAACTGTACACTTCCCATCACCAGTATATCTAAAAGGCGGTGAAGAGCACGCTCTAATCCTACTGTCCGAATCAAATGAATACACTGTTTGGATTTCTAGACTTGGTGAAACTGATGTTTCAACATTATCTCAACCAGAATCCCAAAGAATTGTTGTAACTCAGCAGGTTCTTCTTGGATCACTGTTTAAGTCTCAGAATGGATCAACATGGGATCCATCTCAATATGAAGATCTTAAATTTACCCTATACAAGGCTAAATTCAGCACAAGTCCTGGAGATATAAATTTCTATAATCCAGATTTAAATGTTGGAAATAAGCAGATTGCTAATCTTGTACCAAATTCACTAAACTTTACTTCAAGAAAGATTAGAGTTGGTCTTGGAACTACTGTTCAAGATCCTGGATTAGAATTAGGTAACACTATTATTCAAATGGGTTCCAATGCCTCTGGTAATTATGTTGGATATGCAGGATCTGCATTTGGTAATATGAATATTATTAATGCAGGTATTGGTTACTCAAATGGATATTATGCAAACGTACCTCTTGTTAATCTAACTGGAACAGGAAAAAATGCTACTGCAAATATTACAATATCAAATGGATCTATTGTTGCTTTAGGTGCAACAATATCTCAAGGTGGATCTGGTTATAAAATTGGCGATATTGTTACGGTTTCTAGTTTGGGTGGTACTCCTTTAGGAAGAAATATCAGACTCTCAATATCCGATGTTAAGGGTATAAATCAACTTATCTTAGATCAAGTTCAAGGTGATTTTTCAACTGGTGTAGGTAAAACAGTACAATATATTAGTTCTGCAGTTGGTGTTGGAAGTACAAATATTAATGCATCTATAGGTGGAAATGTTATTATCAATTTTATTGATGTAGAATCTGAAGAATCTGACGGTTTACATGTTAAAGTAAACCATAAAAACCATGGAATGCACGCAAAAAATAATAGAGTTGAAATAAAGGATGCATATTCTGATATTAGACCATCAACTCTAGCAACAGTTTATTTAAGTGATTCTACAGACTCTATCAATCTAACTGATATGATTATTGATGGTGATGGTATCACAGGAACTAGTGCTTTTGCTAATTTTGAAAATCTACCAGTTTCTGCAACAAATCCTGGTTATATTATTATTGATAGGGAGATAATTTCTTATGAAGGTATTGATGGTACAACATTAACTGGAATTACTAGAGGAATAGATCAAACAAAATCATTCACTCATCCACCTGGATCTCTAGTATTTAAGTATGAAGTTAATGGAATCTCCTTAAGAAGAATTAATAAAATACACGATTTACAGGATGTTGATATTGCTAAGTCAATTAACTTAGATTCTTACTTTATTAAAATTGATACAAGTGCTGCTGGAAAAACAGAACCACTACCATACGGCCAAGTTGATAGAAGTGTTGGAACTACAACTCCAAAACTTTATTCCGCTGGAACAAAATCAGCAGGTGGAGCAAATATCTATGCAACACAAAATATTGCATATGAAATTGTAAAACCAATTATCCAGACAATGGATCTAACTGGTACAAATCTAACTGGAAAAATTAGAACAGTAAGTGGAACTAGTGCTGATGGTAATGAAGAATCTTATGTAGATCAGGGTTATGAACCTATCAGTATTGATGAAAATACTTACTTGAAGTCTCCAAGAATAATTGCATCTAAAATTAATGAGCAAAATAATCTAACACAGATGCCTGGTAACAAATCATTTACAATGAATCTTAAGTTATCAACATCTAATGAGAATCTATCTCCAGTTATTGACCTCGATAGAGTTGGTATGATATTTACCAGCAATAGGGTTGATAGTATCGTTGATGATTTTGCTACTGATGTTAGAGTTTCGACAATACGAGAGGATCCCTCATCATTTGTTTATGCAACTAATCCAATTACTCTTGGTGTTCCTGCTACTGCAATTAAAATAATCGTAGGTGCTCACGTAAATAAATATAATGAATTGAGAGCACTTTATGCTGTAATGAAGGATCCTTCCGAGGAACCAATTTATTATCCATTCCCAGGATATAACAATATCTATGAATCTGGTCAGGTTATTGATATTTCGAAGAGTGATGGTAGATCTGATTTTGAAATTGAAAAGACTGATGGTAATGGATTCATAAGTACAGAATTGGTTTATAGAGATTATGAATTTACAATTGATAATTTACCAGACTTCAAGCATTTTAGTATTAAATTTGTAGGAACTTCTGAAAATCAGGCATATCCACCAAGACTTAGAAGTTTAAGAGTAATTGCTTTAGCATAATAAAACTATGAATATTCCAAATAAAAAAGAGGGGGATTTTGGTCCCCCCATTGCAAATAAAAAAATTGCAATGGGTGATTTGAACAAAATGCCCCAAAAAAGTCCATTTTCTGTTGTCGAAGGAAATCCTTCTCTTATTAGAGATGAAAGAACAAAAGCAGTATTAAATATGAATCTAAATGATTATAAAAGTTATCAAGATTCTAAAAAAATCAAAGAGAAAGAAAATAGCAGAATTAGATCATTAGAAAATGATGTTAATTCTGTTAAAAATGATTTGAGTGAAATAAAATCTCTATTAAGGAGTTTGGTAAATGGAAATGAATCCTAATAGTATAACTTTAGAAAATTATGGAAAAATGTTTGAGTTTGAAAAATTTTCTAGAGACATAGATAATATAGATGATATTGAAACTCTGAAAAATATTGCTAAATGTTATATGAAATTATATTATAAACAACAAGAAGTTATTTCAGAACTATAATGGCTAAACCATCTACAAGACAAGAACTAGTCGATTATTGCTTGAGAAAACTTGGCGCTCCTGTTTTGGAAGTTAACGTAGCCGAAGAGCAAATAGATGATCTTGTAGATGATGCTTTACAATTATTTCAAGAAAGACATTTCGATGGCGTATATCAAACTTTTTTAAAGTATGAAGTAACTCAACAAGATATTGATAGGGGTAGAGGAAAAGTAGGAATTGATACTACTTCAGCAACTTCTTCTATTGTAGGAACAGCAACCACATTCTCATTTAAAGAAAACAGTAATTATATTCAAATACCCCCACACGTAATTGGTGTAAACAAGATTATGCAATTCGAAGGGTCTAATTCGATATCAAGTGGAATGTTTAGTATCAAATACCAATTATTTTTAAATGATGTTTATTATTGGGGATCCATGGAATTATTAACTTATTCCATGACTAAAAGATATTTGGAAGATATTGATTGGTTATTAAGTACCCAAAAACAAATAAGATTTAACAAGAGGCAAGATAGACTTTACTTAGATATAGATTGGTCAAGTCTTACTCCAGGTCAATATTTAATAATTGACTGTTATAGGATGTTAGACCCAATGGATTATGATAGAGTTTGGAATGACTCATTCCTAAAACCATACCTAACTGCTTTGATCAAAAGGCAGTGGGGTCAAAATTTAATTAAATTTCAGGGAGTTAAACTTCCTGGTGGTGTAGAATTAAATGGAAGACAATTATATGATGATGGTCAAAGAGAACTTGATGCAATAATTGAAAAAATGTCTTCTACTTATGAGCTTCCACCATTAGATATGATAGGTTAATCATATGTTAAATCCTTTTTTTCTACAGGGTTCTAAAGGTGAGCAGAACTTAATACAAGATTTAGTAAATGAACATATAAAAATATATGGTATTGAAGTATACTATCTTCCTAGACAATATGTTACACAAAGAACCGTAATTAAAGAAGTAATAGAATCGGAATTTAGTGCCGCATATCCTATAGAAATGTATATTGATACTTATCAAGGATTTGGTGGGCAAGGAACTGTATTATCAAAATTTGGTGTACAAGAAATAGATGATTTAACTTTAATAGTTTCTAAGGAAAGATTTGAAAATTATATTACCCCATTGATACAAAGGTTACCTAATTCAAAATTAGCGACTAGGCCAAAGGAAGGGGATATAATTTATTTTCCACTTAATGATAAATTATTTGAAATAAAATACGTAGAGCATGAAAAACCATTCTATCAACTACAAAAAAATTACGTATATGAACTAACTTGTGAACCATTTAGATTTGAAGATGAGGTATTTAATACTGGTATAGAAGATATTGATGATAGTAACAAGGATACTTCTTTAACTCAGACCTTAAAAATGGTTGGTGTTGGTTCAACTGCTAGTGCAATAACATCTACTGTTAATGGTGGTGTTAGATTTGTTACGGTCACAAATAGAGGTTCTGGATATAAATCTTCTCCAAATGTAGCATTTTCTACTGCTCCATCTGGAGGAGTTAGAGCATCTGGAATAGCAACAATGATTGGAGGAATAGTTGATTTTTGCGAAACAGATGAGGAATTACTTAGAGTCCAAGGTGTATTAATAACGAATCCAGGAGCAGGATATACAATTGCCCCAAAAATTGCATTTTCTGGAGGTGGAGGTGCTGGAGCAGAAGCTTATGCAACTTTGGGAAATGGAATAGTTGGAATTATAACAGTAACTTCTGGTGGATCTGGATATACAACACCGCCCAATGTATCATTTGTTGGGGGAGCAACATCAGAAGCAAGAGCAGTTGCCCAAATATCAAATGGTTCTGTGACTTCAATAAGATTACTAGATAGTGGTTTAAATTATTTCTCAAATCCAACTATAGTTATAGGAAGTCCTGTTATTACAGGAATTGGAACTTATATTCCAAATGAACCTATCATAGGAAGTGCAAGTAGTACATCTGCATATGTAAAATCTTGGAATGCAGTTACTAGAATATTAGAAATATCAAACTCCAGTGGAAGTTTTGTTAAAGGTGAAACTTTAATAGGTCAAAAGTCTGGAGCTAGATATGTACTTGAGATAATAAATACTGATAATATATCAGATCCTCAAGATAAAATAAATCTTAGAGATGGATATTCTCAAAATCTAGAAATAGAAGTTGAGGCAGATAAAATTCTAGATTTTGATGAAAGAAATCCTTTTGGAAATCCATAATTTGTTAAATACAATATATTAAATAAAATTAAAATGTTTGAGTATTTTTATCACGAGATTCTTAGGAAAACTGTAATTGGTTTTGGAACACTTTTTAATGAGATATACATTAAGAAGAAAAATGATAGTGGAAAAATAGTTTCCTCATTAAAAGTTCCTCTTGCGTATGGTCCTACCCAGAAGTTTTTGGCTAGAATTGAGCAGCAACCAGATCTGAACAAATCTGGTTTGGTTACTTTACCAAGAATGTCCTTTGAATTTGTTGGATTGAATTATGATTCAACAAGAAAGTTAACGACTACTCAAACTTTTCTCATATCATCAAAAACAGATTCTCAAGATATTAAAAAGGCATATATGCCTGTTCCATATAATATGGATTTTGAATTGAGCATCATGTGTAAATTAAATGATGATATGCTTCAAATAATAGAGCAAATATTACCATATTTTCAACCAAACTATAACTTAACTATTGATTTAGTTGATACTATAGGTGAAAAAAGAGATATACCCATAACTTTAGAGGGTATAACAATGCAGGATGATTATGAAGGTGATTATTCTACAAGAAGAGCACTTATATACACTTTAAGATTTACTGCTAAGACATATCTGTTTGGCCCCATTCAATCTGGTGCATCTTCAGATATTATCAAAAAAGTATCTATTGGATTTGTTGCTGGAGATTCCAGCAAGTCTCCATCTAGAGATTTGACTTATACTGCAGAACCAGTTGCTACCAAGAGTTACACAAATAATATTGTAACAACTATTTCTAAAGATATTGATATTGATGATGTAAGAATAACTGTAGCAAATGTATCAACTATTCCAAAAAATTCATATATTACCATTAATGATGAAACTTTATTTGTAAGTGACAAAGATGGAAATGATCTTTTAGTTAAGAGAGGTTCATATAATACAATTATATCAACTCATGTTTCTGGAACTGATGTTAAATTAATAACAAGTCAAGATAACGAACAGATAAAACTGGGAGATGATTTTGGTTTTAGTGGAGGATTTTAAATATCATGACTAAAAAGTATGAAAAATTGGATGATATTTTTAATACTAATTCCGAAGTTTCTGAATTAGTTGAAGTCAAAGAATCTTCCGTAGAAATAATTCCATCGGATCAAAATGAAAATAAATCATCAATAAAAGATGATATAGTAAAAGATTATGAATATACTAGAGGAAATTTATATTCTATTATAGAAAAAGGACAAGAAGCTATAAATGGTATTTTAGAGTTAGCACAAGAAAGTGATATGCCCAGAGCTTACGAGGTTGCTGGACAATTGATAAAAAATGTTGCAGATGCTACTGATAAGTTAATGGATCTTCAGAAAAAACTTAAGGATATTGATGATAATAAACAAAGTAAAGGGCCAACAAATGTTACAAATGCACTTTTTGTAGGTTCTACTGCAGAATTATCTAAACTACTAAAATCTACAAAATTAGAATCAAAAGATTAATAGATTCTAGTTCTAAATAATATTATTATCTCCAACATTTTCTGTAAAATATGAGTATAAATTTCAGAGGATCTGATGGGATAGATTTGGGCGATAAATTTATATCGAAAGATTATTTAATTTCAGTTTATCCCAATATTTCTAATCAATTAATCACTCCAGAACTTTGGGTATGGGGTAATAATTCTTCTGGACAACTAGGAGAGAATACAACAATCAATAGATCCACTCCGGTCACAACATTATCTGGCGGAGCAAACTGGAAACAGGTTAGTTGTGGAGCTAATCACGTTTCAGCAATCAAAACTGATGGAACCTTATGGACTTGGGGTTATAATATTGGTGGACAACTAGGAGACAATACAACAACCCAAAGATTCACTCCAGTCACCACATTCGCAGGAGGAACTAACTGGAAACAAGTAAGTGCAGGTTTTCTACATACATTAGCAATCAAAACTGATGGAACCTTATGGACTTGGGGGAGTAATGCTTATGGACAACTAGGAGACAATACATCAACCAATAGATCCATTCCAGTCACTATATTCGCAGGAGGAACCAACTGGAAACAAGTTGCTTGTGGTCAAATTCATACAGCAGCAATCAAAACTGATGGAACTTTATGGTCTTGGGGTCGTAATCTTAGTGGGCAAGTAGGAGACAATACAACAACCCAAAGATTCACTCCAGTCACCACATTCGCAGGAGGAACTAACTGGAAACAAGTTTTTGCTGGAGTAAATGATACAGTAGCAATCAAAACTGATGGAACCTTATGGACTTGGGGTCGTAATAGTAGTGGACAACTAGGAGACAATGCAGCAACTGATAGATCCACTCCAGTAACAACATTCGCAGGAGGAACTAACTGGAAACAAGTTGCTTGTGGACAAGAACATACAGCAGCAATTAAAACCGATGGAACCTTATGGACTTGGGGTTATAATATTGGTGGACAACTAGGAGACAATACAACAACTGATAGATCCACTCCAGTCACCACATTCGCAGGAGGAACTAACTGGAAACAAGTAAGTGCAGGAAGTCTACATACATTAGCAATCAAAACTGATGGAACCTTATGGACTTGGGGTCGTAATCATATTGGACAACTAGGAGACAATACACAAACCAATAGATCCATTCCAGTCACTACATTCGCAGGAGGAACCAACTGGAAACAACTTGCTTGTGGAGCTTCTCATACAGTAGCAATAAAATCCTCAGACATTTTGTAGGTATCTAAATACCTACAAAATAAATTATTCAATATGAACCCACTTGAACTGGTTGCAAAGACACTATATTCATTTAAAGAACAACAATTAACTTTTGAACTTCTTGATGCTTTTGGAAAACAATCCCAAGTATTTTCGCAATATGATGATGTAGCAAAGATATTTTTTGAACTTAAAAACTTCTCCAAAGCAATTGAATATGGAGAAAAGTCTCTTAAACTAGCACAAACAAAAGAGGAAAAATATACCACCTCTATGAATTTGATTAATGCTTATAATCAGTCAAATCATCCAGAGAAATCCATAACTCAAATTGAAAAACTGAAAAAACAAAATCCTCAAGATCCTGAACTTCTTTTGGAAGAAACTTTTGCATATTCTGCACTGAATCAAAAAGAAAAGTCTGAAAAACTTTTATTCAATCTTATTCAAAAGAATCTACCAGAAGAGATTGAAAGAAAAGCATATCATAATCTATCAGGACACTATTTCCGTAAGGATGATATTCATACAGGACTTCAACACTTTCTCAAAGCAGGAGAAGTAGAAGCATACAAGAATCAAAAGCATCCTGATTTTGAGAAGTGGGATGGAACTATCACTCCAGGAAGAACGATTATTATCGATAATCAGTGTGGTGCTGGTGATGAGGTGATTCATATCAGGTTTATGAAACATCTTAAAGATTTGGGAATGAAACCAATTTGGAGTTCTACACGAAAAGAACTTGTGGAACTCTTTAAATACAATGGTTATGATGCCGTTTGTATTTGGGATAAACCAGAGTTTCCAAAAGATGCTTGCTGGGTATATGGTCTTGCACTTCCTTATTATCTTAATCTAGAACTGAAAGATATTGGAAGAGAATCTTATCTTCAAACACTTCCTGATTATGATAAAAAATGGGAATGGATGAAAGAAGATACTGAATATAAGGTTGGAATGTTTTGGGCTTCCAGTTCTGGATTTGAGCAAAATTCTTTCCGATCAGTAGAACTAAAAGATTATATGAGTGTTCTGGGAAATAAAGGATACTCATTATATTCACTTCAAACTCATAGTGATAATAAAGATGCGAATGATTATCCAGAAATCAAACAATCACTATCAGTTCCTAATAGAGAGTTTGCTGATACATTTTCCATCATCCAGAACTTAGATTTAGTTGTAACTTCTTGCAGTTTTGTTGCTCATGTTGCAGCATCACTGGGAAAAGAAGTCTGTGTCTTTGTACCCATTATGGAATATTATGTTTGGACATCATCCACAGGAAAATGTATGTGGTATGGAGATAATGTTCATCTATTCCGCCAAAAGAAACCAAGAACTTGGGATGAACCAACTAAAGAATTTTGGGAGTTTATGAATGATAGAAGAGTATAATTTATCTTTTCTCAATCTCAATTCTATAAAGAAAAAACTTTTACAAATAGAAACTGCTTCTCATGGATTAGTAACAAGAGGCACTTCTACTTATAATCATGGAATGCCTGTTTTGATGTATCCAGAACTGATAGGATTAAAAACTATTATCAATGAATATATTATAATCTATTGTGAGAAATATAATATTCCACCACTCAAGTTTATTAATAGTTGGTTTAATATTTCACAACCAGGAAATAAACTTAAAGCACATAGACATGAAGAAAGTATTATAAGTGGGGCATTTTATATTTCTGGAAGAACTCCACTCATTTTCCCAGAAACCTCAATTCAACCTTATCCTGGATTATTAGTTATTTTCTCAAGCGATTTAGTTCATTATACAGAGGAAGAAACAGAAGAAAGAATTATTATTAGTTTTAATACCGATTATTCATGAAATTTCATACATTTTATACAAACAATCTTCCAGAACAACTTATAGAAAATCATAAAAAAGTCTGTGATCATGTAGGTATTGATGTTACCTATCATCATCAAGATTTTACTGATTATGATGATGTTTATACGTCTCATGGGAAATTTATGACTTCTGTTATGGAGAAGGAAGAAGTTGCTTGTTTTTTAGATATTGATTGTCTTCCCCACAATAAAGAATTGATAGAAAGAGCATATGACTGGGCGGTAAAAAATAAATCTTTTGTTGGTAATGCACAAAATATTTCTCATACACAAATGAGAAATCATATCTATGCTGCTGCTTCTTGTTTAATTGTAACTAAAGATGCTTGGAATACTTTAGGTAATTCAGACTTTGCTTGGTTTATGCAAAATGGAGTTCAAATAGATACTGCACAACTTCTTACCTTAAGAGCAGACCAAATTGGAATGCCTTATCAATTAATGTATCCAATTGGTTATGATGGTCCTGAAGAATATAAACTCTCTGGATATGGAATATACGGAACAGGAACTTTATATCCAGCAACTTATCACTGGTTTAGGATTAGTAAGTTTAAGGATTCTATTCCAGATCTCTGGACAACCAGAGTAAATAATATATTAAATAATCAAAAAATTATTTCACATCATTCTTCTTGTTTTTATGAATTATAAGTTTTTATTTTTAGTTGGATCTGCAGTTAATCATTTCAAAGAAGATGATTTAAGTGCTTTTAATGCAGAAGAGAGATATCAACAAACATTAGATACAATAAAATCTATTAAAGATAGAGTTCCAGATGCATATATCTTGATCTATGAGGCCTCGGAAAAACCTATCAAAGAAGAATATAAAAATAAATTCATAGAACAATCTGATTTATTTTTAGAATTCTATGATGATCCTTATATCAAAGCTTTATACGAAAATCTACATAGAGATCCTAATAAATTTACATTTGTAAAGTCTATGCTTGAGTGTAGATGCTTAGAATTAGTTTTAGATTACATGCAAGAAAATAATACATTTAGTGATGTTAATAGAGTATTTAAATTAAGTGGTAGATATAAATTAAATGAATATTTTGATATTAATGACTATAAAACAAAATTTTTAACAAACAAATATGTAATGAAGTATTATGATTATGAAGAAAGATTTGAAGATATTGAAAATATTTACTCACTTCTTTATGGATGTAAAGGAAGTATTGTAACTGGTCTGTGGTCTTTTGATAGATTCTTGTTTAATGATATTTTTAATGTTCTTCAAAAAAGTTTTATGTATATGGAAAGAGCAATTCAATTAACTGCTGGAATTGATATAGAACATTCTTTCTATCATTTTATCGATAGAGATAAAATTTTAAATGTTCCAGTTCTTGGATTTGATTTAATTAAAGGTATGGATGGAGATAGGTTCTCATTATGAAAATAGCAATTTTTTATCATACTTTCCAATCTGGAATGAGTGCGTTTGTCTACCAGCAACAAATTCATAGACTATATTGTTCTGGATTAGTTGACGCTGCCGATCATATCCATATTGGTGTTAATGGTGATAAAGAATTATTCAATGTACCAGAAAAAGCAAGGGTTTTTTACAATACAAATTGGAAAGAAGAAACAGAAACACTTATAGCATTAAAAAACTTTGCATACGAAAATCCAGAACATAAGATTTTATATTTTCATATGAAGGGTACTAGTAAAGAAACTCTCGTTGCAAATTCTTGGAGATTGATGATGGAATACTTTGTGATTGATCGCTGGAAAGAATGTATTGAATATTTAAATGATTATGACTGTGTAGGACAGACCTACAAACCTCTAGGACCAACCTTATGGGGTGATGGGACTATGACGAGTAATGAAGGTCTTGGGTGCTACTGTGGGAACTTCTGGTGGGCAAATGCTTCATATATACAAACATTAGACCACAACTATTTGAATACCGATTATCGTTTTGATAGAGAATTTTGGATTGGAACCAATAAGAATGTGAAGGCAAAATCATTTATGGAATATACTGATGATGATTATATTGCCGATAATCATCCCATTCCATTAAAGAAAGGTATGAGTGATTATGAACCTTATACTCATTACTTTAGTGAGGTGGAATACTTATGAGGGAATGTGGAGAATGTACTGCTTGCTGTACTTGGTTACAAGGTTCTGCTTATGGATATGAGTTTGGTGGTGGAAAGTCCTGTAAGTTCTTATGCGAATCTGGATGCAGTATTCATAAGGTAAGACCCAAAGTATGTGAAGGATATTTCTGTGCATGGGCTCAAGAACTTATATCTGAAGAAATGAGACCTGATAAATGTGGAGTTCTCGTCTCTGTAGAAAATAATGAGAACGGACAATATCTCAAATTGGTTTCAACTCAAGATGAAATAAATAAGGATATATTAAAATATTTTAAAAATTGGAGTAGTATAATGAATACTCCTGTGATTTATTCAAATAATAATTCCTGGGAAATACTCTAATGCCTACTTTTTACAATTATACAGAGAACGGAGTAGTATATTCTCTAGATGATGTTTTAGTATCTTCCGATTTGTTTAGAGAAGGGAGTTTATGGGCAGCAGGAAGGAATGCACATGCTCAACTTGGATTTGGGTCTACTTCTGAATTTAGAAGCGTTCCTGATTTTGTACCAGCAGGATCTAGTTGGAAAGAAGTTTCTCCAGGACTTTTAAGTTCAGCTGCAATAAAAACAGATGGAACTTTATGGGTTTGGGGAAATAATTCTTTTGGTCAACTTGGATTAAATCTTGGAGCTGGTAACCTATTGCAAATATCACAGGTTGGTACAGAAAGAACCTGGAGAACAGTTTCTTCTGGGAGAGGTCATGTAGCGGCAATTAAAACTGATGGATCTTTATGGACTTGGGGGCAGAATGATGCTGGTCAACTTGGCGATAACACCATAATTCAAAGATCTACTCCTGTTACTACTTTTACTGGAGGAAATAACTGGAAAAGTGTATCTGCAGGGTTCAAGCACACAATTGCTACCAAAACTGATGGAACGTTGTGGGCTTGGGGACTGAACACTTATGGGGCATTAGGAAATAATATAAACGCAATTGATGCATCAACACCAGTAACAACATTTGCAGGGGGAAATAATTGGGTACAAGTTACCGCAGGATCATACGGAAGTGCTGCAATTAAAACTGATGGATCTTTATGGACTTGGGGTGTTAGTTATGCTTGTGGTATAGGAACATTTGGTGCTGGATCTGGAGATCGTTCTACACCAGTTACAACAACTGCTGGGGGAAACAATTGGAAGCAAGTTTCCATGGGTTATTTACATGCCTCAGCAATTAAAACTGATGGAACACTGTGGACATGGGGATATAATGGTAATGGCCAATTAGGTCTGAATCAAGTAGGAGGAGTTGCTGTAGATCCTCTAAGGGTAGGAACCAATTCAAATTGGAAACAAGTTGCTTGTGGTGTTGATCATGTTGCAGCAATTAAAACTGATGGAACTTTGTGGGTTTGGGGAGGAAATCAACTAGGTCAGTTAGGAGTAAGAGATGTTAATGTGAATGTTTTAACACCGGTTACAACATTTGCTGGTAAAAATAACTGGAAGAGAGTCAGTGCTGGACACTCAAATCAACAAATTATGTCTATAACTTATGAGGATAACTATCCGTAAATAATTACTATTAATTATGAAAACATTATTTTTTCTTTCAGGTCTTCCAAGATCTGGATCTACTTTACTTGGATCAATTCTCTCTCAGCATCCAAAATTACAAACAACTCCAACATCTCCACTTTCAGATTTACTCTGTTTTATTGATGATGGATTTTCTAAAATAGATTTACAATATACTTACGATAAAAAAAATATAGTTTATAACACTTATAATTCAATTCTTGAAAATTTTTATAATCATATAGAAAAACCCTGTGTTATTGATAAACACAGAGCTTGGTGTAAGAATATTTCTTCTATTGAAAAATTTCTTAAACAAAAACCAAAAATTATTGCAACAAATAGAAGAGTTAGTGAAGTTTTAGCATCTTATATTTTACTAATAGAAAAAAATAATGAGCAGGATAATTTTGTAGACGCTCATTTGAGAATGGAAGGAAAAATGATCACGACTGATAATCGTTTAGAATGCTTATGGAGAAATTATGTTTCGGATCCATATGAAAGTTTAGTTTATGGATTAACAAATTATAGAGATAATATTCATCTTGTTGACTATAACGATTTAACAAAAAATCCAGAAAAAGAACTTTTAAAAATTTATGAATTTTTAGAAGTAGAATCTTATTCTCATGATTTTTCTAATATATTCAACACTTGTTCTGAAGATAAGGATTATGCATGGGGAATAAATAATCTGCATCAGATTCGTCCAAAACTTCAAAGAACTTCTCCTCCAGCAGAAGAAGTAATTGGTATAGAAAATGTAAAACTTTATGATAAATTTAATATATGATTGAAGTATTTTTAAGACATTGTTATACATCCAAAGTCAATTTATCTGGAGCAAATCGTCCAGATTGGTGGGATAAAGAAAAAGTATTTAATAATTTTAAGAAAACATTAAATCAAAAGACTACAAATTATACGATAATCTTTGATGAGTGTTATGGGAAGCAGAAGGACACTTTTCTCAAAGATGAGAGTTCAATTACAATCAACTGTGGTAAAGAAAGTCTTAGTTTTTGTAAGACTTTAGACTATATTCTTTCTCAAGATTTTGATGATGAAACTATCATTTATTTCTTAGAAGATGATTATGTACATCGTTCCGAATGGGATAAGGTTTTAATTGATGGGTTTAGTCTTCCAGTTCATTATGTGACCTTGTACGACCACGGAGACAAGTATCAGGAGATGTATAAAGACTTCATGACTAAAGTTCTTAGGACAAAATATTCACATTGGATGCCCACACCATCAACTACTAATACTTTTGCCGTAAAGTTCAAAACATTAAAAGAAGATCAAGAAGTTCATAGACATTTTTCTACTGGTTTCGAGCCTTCAGCGGACCATGGAAAATTTTTAGAACTACATAGGAGAGGACGCAATTTAATCTCAAGCATTCCTGGTTATTCTACACATTGCCACAAAGATTTTTTATCACCTTGTATTGATTGGAGTACATACTTATGAAAGTAACATTATATTCTATTTGTAAAAACGAAGAAAAGAATGTAGAAAAATTTCTTCAAAATGCAAAAAAGTTTGATGATGTAGTCGTAGTCGATACTGGAAGTACTGATAGAACAATTGAACTATTAAAAGAATCTAATATTAAAGTTTACGAGCATCCACAAACAAAGGAAGAGTTTGATTTCTCTGTAGCAAGAAATCAGGCACTTTCTTATGTGGAAACTGATTGGGCTTTCGCACTGGATTTTAATGAAGATGTTGATGAATTTCATCCAGAAGGATTTAGTGTAATTGCGGAAGAATTTACTACTTTTAATCATTTGAGATTTGATGATAATGGAAAAAATGAACCAGTCCAATCGAATGAAGTTCATCCTCGTTTTCATAGAACCAATAATTACACTTGGGTCAATGCTGTACACGAAGTTCCAAACTTTGTTTCTACAGAAAAATATCCAAATCAAGTAAGTGTAGATACGACTATCAAAATTACTAAAAAACTCAATAAAACGGTTGATAAAGAACTTTTTTATTTTTCTATTTGTGAGAGAGAATATAAAAAAGATCCAAACAATTGGTACTATATTTGGTTTATTTTTAATCACTATTTTAGTGTACAAAATTTAGAAAAATCATTGGAATATGGCCAAGAATTTTTGAACGTATCAAAACCATATTTTAATAGTTTTAGAATACCAACTTTCATTCGATGCAGTCAGATCTTGTTCTCTCTTGGAGATTTTCAAAGTGGAATGAACTATGCATTTCATGCATTAAGCGAATCTATGAATATGGGAGGTTCTCATTTATCACAAGCATTTGGATATATGTTTGAACTTTCGCAAAAAGTAAATAATCCAAACCTTACAATTTTCACAACTGGATTTAATCCAAATATGCTTTCTTCTCCAGAAAGAAGTGCTGCTATTGATAAATTATTCTTAACTAACTTGGAAGATATTCCTTCATGTTGGAAAGGTCATAGAAATTTTGCAGAGTGGTTAGTTTCTTATATCAAACCAGAAGTTACTGTTGACCTTGGAGTTGATTGGGGATTCTCTACATTCTGTTTTGCAATGCCTCGTATTGGGCATGTTTATGGTATTGATACATTTGAAGGAGATAAATTCACAGGTGGTAATCATGGATCTTATGAGTATGTTTTAAGTAAAAGAGAAAAACTTTTCATGCAAGATAACGTGACTTTTATCAAAGGTTTATTTGATGACGTTGCTAAAGATTGGGATAAAAAAATTGATATACTTCATATCGATGGAGATCATGCTTATGAATCAGTAAAAAATGATTATGAGAAATGGGTTCCATTTTTAAAAGAAAATGGAGTAATACTTTTCCATGATACTTGTGTTGAAGAACTAAATGGTAATCAATATGGAGTTAAAAGATTTTTTGAAGAACTAGATTTACCAAAAGTAACTTTTACTCACACTTTTGGACTTGGAGTTGCTTCTAAAAATAAAGAATTGATTGACCTAATCAAAAATAATTTCAATTTAGATAATCCACTATGAATTCATGCCCATTAATTCCAATATCAATTGGTGAACTATTAGATAAGATATCAATTCTTTCTATTAAGTATCAACATACCAAAAATGAAAATGTAATGAAGGAATTAAATGATCTTATAAAAATTGCAAAAAAAGAAAACGTTTATATTGAAAAATATGTAACTGAGTTGTTGCAAATTAATAGAACACTATGGGCGATAGAAGATAGAATAAGACTTCTTGAAGATCAGAATAGTTTTGGGGATGAATTTATTTCTTTAGCTAGAAGTGTATATAAAAATAATGATAGAAGATCTGAGATAAAGAGAAAAATAAATGAAGAAACAGAGTCAGAGTACTCTGAGATAAAGTTTTATAATAAATAAAAAAAAGTATAGCCAAGAAATGAAAAGATTATCTGAAGACCACAAAGAAATTGCTAGTGGTAAAAGGAAGGATGATGAAGGATATATGGCTCATAATGAGATGGATACAATTGAAAAATCTGTAAAAAGATTAAAAAAAGTAATAAAAAGTGGAGATACCCAACTACCTGCATGGGTACAATCGAAAATTACTAAAGCAGCAGACTATATTGATACTGCGGCCGACTATTTGGATAGCGATGAAGAAATTGATGAGGCATGTTGGAAAGGATACAAACAGATTGGAATGAAGAAAAAAGGTAAAAAAACTGTTCCTAACTGTGTACCTGAAGGAAAAGATATTAGTTTTGCTGTTAAAAAATCTTCTGGTGCAGGAGCACTAACACCAGATGCAGCTAAGCAATTGGGACCAAAGGCAATAGAACTTCAAAAGAAAAAAGCAGCAGCAGTTAGTTTGCCTACTGTTAAAAAAGAGGAACTATCTTTAGTTGAAAAGATTCTACAAGAAGAAGGTTGTGAATGCAATAAATCTAAGAAAGAAAAAAGATGTCCAGTTCATGGTTATAAAGATTGTTCTGTAAAAGAAGAAAAGGATCCAAAAGGTCCTGTACAAGCATATAAGTCACCAAAAGAAATTGCTAAAAAGCATGGAGTATCTCTAGAAGCAATTAAAAAGCAATTAGAGATGGGTATTAAAGTTGAAGGTGAGCACACTTCAGATAAAACTGCAGCAAGAATAACCGCATTACAACATTTGGACGAAGTTCCTGATTATTACACTAAGTTAAAAAAAGTAGAATCTAAAAAAACTAAGTCAGAAAGTTTAGAAATTGAAGATATGTTTGGTAATAAGTTTGTAGAATTTATTGATCTAATTAAACCAGAAGATATCAAAAAAACAATGGTATCTGAGGCAACAACAAGAATGAAAGCGCAAAATGGTAATGTAATTCTAGCAACTGTGCTTTGGAGAGGAAAATATTATTCAATGAATATGTTTTTCCCACAAACTAAATTACCTTCCAGAAAAGAAGTCACTGATGAATTACAAAAAGTATATCCAGGTTGCAGCTTAGTTCATCATTCAATTTCTCAAATTCAACCTGGACAGGCTCTCATTCAAGCAGTTGGTCCTCAGGGAGGAAGCAGTGCTAACCCAAAACCAAGTAAAGGTTATATAAGACCAATGGGAGAAGAGTTTGAAATTGAAGAAGGTATGACGATAAAAGACTTCAAAAAGCAAAGAAGTCGTCAGAAGCAGAAGGAAAAGAGAGCAGCAGATAAGATTGCTCCTAATCGTAGAGCGGGTATTCACGCAGATAAAGCATCTCCTGAAAGAGCAGCAAGACATCGTGCTAATGTAGATCCTGATTTTGAGGGTAATGATGAAAGAAACTATCCTGGTGGTAAACTTAAGAATCCTAAGAAGATTCGCAAAGCAAAAGCACTTGGAGAATTAGGAGAATCTGCCGCATGGACTCGTGAATCGGGAAAAAATAAAGAGGGCGGTCTAAATGAAAAAGGACGCAAATCTTATGAGCGTGAGAATCCTGGAAGCGACCTTAAGGCACCTTCAAAGAAGGTTGGAAATCCCCGCAGGGCGTCATTTTGCGCCAGAATGAAGGGAATGAAATCAAAACTAACAAGTGCAAAAACTGCTAACGATCCCGATAGCAGAATCAATAAGTCACTTAGAGCTTGGAATTGCTGATACTATAAAAAAACATAAAAAAAATTAAATCATGGCTGATCATTATCTTGGTAATCCCTTATTAAAGAAGGCGAATACGGTTGTAGAATTTACTGAAGAGCAAGTTTTAGAATTTGCTAAATGTCAGGACGATCCAATATACTTTGCAAAAAATTATATTCAGATCGTTACCTTGGATTATGGTCTACAACCGTTTAAACCATATAAATTCCAAGAGTTGATGATCGATAGATTTCATAATCATCGTTTCAATATTTGCAAGTTACCTAGACAGTCTGGTAAGTCAACTATTGTTGTATCATATCTCCTTCACTATGCAATTTTTAATGATAATGTAAATATTGCTATTCTTGCTAACAAGGCATCTACTGCAAAAGATTTATTAGATCGTTTACAAACTGCATACGAAAATTTACCCAAGTGGTTACAACAGGGTGTAATGACTTGGAACAAAGCATCTCTGGAGTTAGAAAATGGGTCAAAAATTATTGCTGCTTCTACTAGCGCCTCTGCGGTACGCGGTGGCTCTTATAATATTATATTCCTGGACGAATTTGCGTTTATTCCTAACCACATTGCTGATCAGTTTTTCAGTTCTGTTTATCCTACTATTTCATCTGGTAAAAACACTAAGGTAATTATTGTTTCAACCCCTCATGGGATGAATCATTTTTATAAAATATGGCATGATGCTGAAAGAAGTAAGAATGAATATATTCCCACCGATGTTCATTGGAGTGAAGTTCCTGGTAGGGATGCTAAGTGGAAAGAGCAGACTATAGCTAATACTTCTGAACAACAGTTTAAAGTAGAGTTTGAGTGTGAATTTTTGGGATCAGTTGATACTCTAATATCACCATCCAAACTTAGAACGATGGTTTATGATAACCCAATCTTAAGAAATGCTGGACTTGATGTTTATGAAGAAAGAAATGAAGAGCATGATTACATAATTACGGTGGACGTTGCTAGGGGAGTTGGAAATGATTATTCTGCTTTCGTAGTTACCGATATAACTCAATTCCCCCATAAAGTTGTAGCAAAGTATAGGAATAATGAAATAAAACCTATGCTCTTTCCTTCAATTATATACGAAGTAGCTAAAAATTACAATAATGCTTATATACTATGCGAAGTAAATGATATTGGAGATCAGGTGGCTTCAATTTTAAACTATGATCTAGAATATCAAAATGTTCTTATGTGCTCTATGAGAGGTAGGGCAGGTCAAATTGTTGGTCAGGGATTTTCTGGAAAGAAAACTCAACTTGGAGTTAAGATGTCCAAGACCGTTAAGAAAGTTGGATGCTTAAATTTAAAAACATTAATTGAAGAAGGTAAATTATTATTCTCAGATTATGAGATCATAAGTGAACTAACGACTTTTATTCAAAAGGGAAATTCATTTGAAGCAGAAGATGGTTGTAATGATGACCTTGCTATGTGTCTAGTAATCTATGCTTGGTTAGTTGCTCAAGACTATTTTAAAGAACTGACTGATCAAGACATAAGAAAAAGACTATATGAAGAACAAAAGAATCAAATAGAACAAGATATGTCTCCATTTGGATTTATTGTTAATGGTACAGAAAATGATAGTTTTGTGGATGATAATGGAGATCGCTGGTATTCCGATGAATATGGAAACATGTCTTATATGTGGGATTATGTCTAATGGATGTCGATGATCATTTTCAGGTAGAACACTTATACCTCACAGAAAGAACATGTAGAACATGTGGTGAAGTAAAAGATCTTATTGATGGATTTTATCGAACAAGAAAAAATAAATATCAACCATCTTCATATTCATATGAATGCAAATCTTGCTCTATAAAAAGGGTAATAAGCTCAAGAAAAAAGAAAAATAAAGAAGTAATGTGGGAATATCCTGACTGGTGATGTTCATGCACTGTTTTATCACCTGAAAATATAGGTTTTAATAAATATTTTCAGATAAACTGAGAATTTCAGGAGAAAAACATGGCGACTCCTCAATTATCTCCGGGCGTACTCGTCAGAGAAGTTGATTTAACGGTAGGAAGAGCTGATAATGTTTTAGATAACATCGGAGCGATTGCTGGTCCATATGCACAAGGTCCAGTCGATGAGCCAGTTGATATTACCACCGAGCAAGAACTAATTAATGTATTCGGTAAGCCACGCTCAGTAGATGCACAATACGAATACTGGATGAGTGCTTCCTCATTCCTTAGTTATGGTGGTGTTCTAAAAGTAGTAAGAACTGATGGTGAGTTTCTAAACAACGCAAACGCTGGTGTAGGAATTTCCTACTCAGATGCTGTTAAGATTAAGAACTTTGACGATTATAACTCAAATTGGGCAGATGACGTAGCAGACTACATCTTTGCTGCTAAGAACCCAGGAACTTGGGCAAATTCCCTAAAGATTTGTGTAATTGACGATTTAGCAGACCAAACAATCGGGATTGCAACTACTAACCCAGCAGGAATTGGTGCAGTTATTGGTGCTGGTGTAACTGTAGGGATCAATAGCGTAAGAGCTGGAGTAGGTGCAACAGAACTCTTCAGTGGTTATATCAAAGGTATTGTTACTGGAGTAACAACTTCTGCTACTGGAAAATCAAAGATTGATGTAAGAATCATTTCTAGAGTTTCTTCAAGTGGTGCAGAAACATTTGTAGATTATGCAGAAAGAAGCAGAACTAATTCTTTCCTAGAAGGTGATACTCTAAGATTCCGTGACCAACTTGGTTCATATGTCGGAATGGCTCAAACAGTCACCGATGTTGTAGATTGGTATGATCAACAGACTCTAACACTAAGCAATACGACTTTATTCTGGAAGTCTATTGCACCAAAACCAATCACTAATAATTATGTTCTAGAGAGAAGTGGTAAGAACGATGCAATGCACGTTGTAATCGTTGATGACGAAGGAAAGGTAACTGGAATTCAAGGTAACCTTCTTGAGAAGCATCTCTTCATCTCAAAGGCATTTGACTCAGTATCACAAGTAAATGCTCCACAAAAGACATGGTGGAAGAATTACATAGCAAACTACTCAAGTTTCATTTATGCAGGTGATAATCCTTCTACTGGAGTAGATACTTACAACAATACTGCACCAGTACCTGGTGGTTTTGAAGTTGTTGATGGAAAAACTACTTGGGAAAGAATCGGAGAAGCAGATGGTTCTTGGAACCAACCTGCACAAGGAGTAACATTCAGTTCCATCGGAAACGTAACTTATTCTCTCCAGGGTGGTAAAGATTACTCTGGTGCTAATAATGAAGGTGGAATGAAGGCAACTCTAGGTGACCTAATTACTTCATACAAGTTATTTGGAAATAGAGATATTGAAGTTGATTACTTAATCATGGGTCCTGGCCTAACAAACAAGTTTGAAAGTCAGGCAAAAGCAAACGAACTGATTTCCCTAGCATCTAATAGAAAAGATTGTATGGCCGTTATTTCTCCTCACAGAGGAGACGTAATTGATGTAGGAAATGCAGATACTCAAACTGATAATATCATTGAGTTCTTTAGTCCTCTATCCTCTTCATCATACGCAATCTTCGATACTGGATATAAGTACACTTACGATAGATTCAACAATCTATTCAGATATGTACCATGCAATGCAGATATTGCGGGTCTATGCGTAAGAACAAGTATTAATTCTTATCCATGGTTCTCTCCTGCAGGACAACAAAGAGGTGTCCTCAATAATGCAATTAAACTTGCATATAACCCATCGAAGGCACAGAGAGATCAACTTTATCCTAAGAGAATTAATTCAATAGTTAATCAACCAGGAATTGGAATTATATTATTCGGTGATAAGACCGCTCTCGGTTATTCTTCTGCCTTTGATAGAATTAACGTTAGAAGACTATTCTTAACAGTTGAGCAGGCTCTAGAGAGAACTGCACAAGCACAACTATTTGAGTTGAACGATGAAATCACCAGAGCAAACTTTGTTAACATAGTAGAACCTTATCTGAGAGAGGTTCAAGCTAAGAGAGGCCTATACGGTTTCCTAGTTGTATGTGATGAATCAAACAATACTCCTGACGTAATCGATAATAATGAATTCAGAGCTGATATTTTCCTAAAACCAGCTAAATCAATTAACTATGTAACACTAACATTTGTTGCTACTAGAACAGGAGTTTCATTTGAAGAAGTTGTTGGAAGAGTTTAATTCTAAATTCTAAATTAATTACAATAGGAGGACCCTAAAATGGCTGCTAACGGACCATCAATCAAAAATATTTCCGCCTTCAAGACAAGATTAGCTGGAGGCGGTGCTAGACCTAATCTATTCGAAGTTGCTCTCGATGATTTCCCCGCAGAAATTGGTGCTATCTGGGATAGTGAGGCACAAACTGACTTCAGATTTCTCTGCAAGTCTGCTGCTCTCCCAGCATCAAACGTAGCACCAATTGATGTTCCCTTTAGAGGAAGAATTCTTAAAGTTGCTGGTGATAGAACTTTCGATACTTGGACTGTTACTGTAATCAATGACGAAGACTTCAAACTAAGACATGCTTTTGAGGCATGGATGAACCTACTCAGCAAACTAGATAATGCTACAGGTGCTACCAACCCAGCATCTTATATGAGAAATGCTAGTGTTTATCAACTAGGAAGAAGCGACAAGAAAGAAGGAACAAAGGTAATCAATTCAGTTAATGCACAAGGTCCTGGATTTGGTGCTACTGGAGAAGGTCAAGCAACTGTACTAAGATCATACAAGTTCTACGATATTTTCCCAACAAATATCTCACAGATTGACTTATCATACGATACTTCAGACACCATCGAAGAATTCACTGTTGAATTCCAAGTTCAATACTTTGAAATCGGTGATGGTCCTGGAAGTCTTCTATAAATAGAAGAAGGTTACGATAATTTTTAAATAATGTCTAGATTATTTGGTTTCTCTATAGAGGACACAAATTCTCAATCACCATCGGTAGTATCCCCCATCCCTCAAAATAATGAGGATGGGGTTGATCATTATTTGACAAGTGGTTTTTTTGGGTCTTATGTTGATATAGAAGGTGTATATAGATCAGAGTTTGATTTAATTAAAAGATACAGAGAAATGGCGCTTCATCCAGAAGTAGATAGCGCCATTGAAGATATCGTAAACGAAGCAATAGTATCAGATTCAAATGATACTCCCGTTCAGATAGAACTTTCTAATTTGAATGCGAGTGATGGAATCAAAAAGAAAATAAGAGAAGAATTCAAATACTTACTAGAACTACTAGATTTCGATAAAAAAGCTCACGAAATTTATAGAAACTGGTATATTGATGGAAGACTTTATTATCATAAGGTAATTGATTTTAAGAATCCACATGATGGTATTCAAGAATTAAGATATATTGATTCTCTAAAGATGAGATATATCAGAAAAGAAAAGAAAAAGGAAAATAAGTCTGGAGTAAGAACTATAAAAAATGGTTTTGACTCTGATGATTTCGAGTTCCCAGAAATTGAGGAGTATTTTGTTTATACTCCAAAAGCATCATATCCCGTTGGCCCTGGAGGAGGAAATCAATCTTCTACTGGAGGAGGTGGAGTTAAAATCTCTAGAGATGCTGTAACATATTGCACTTCAGGATTAGTAGACAGAAACAAAGGAATTTGTTTATCATATTTAAACAAAGCAATTAAATCTCTCAATCAACTTCGTATGATTGAAGATTCTCTTGTAATTTATAGACTTTCTAGAGCGCCAGAAAGAAGAATCTTCTACATCGATGTAGGTAATCTTCCCAAGGTAAAAGCAGAACAATATCTCAGAGATGTTATGATGCGTTATCGTAACAAACTTGTTTATGATGCAAGTACTGGTGAGATTCGTGATGATAAGAAGTTCATGAGTATGCTTGAGGATTTCTGGCTTCCTCGTCGTGAAGGTGGTAGAGGAACTGAAATCACTACACTTCCCGGAGGTCAAAATCTTGGAGAACTCACTGACGTAGAATATTTTAAGAAGAAATTATATCGCTCTCTAAATGTTCCACCATCTAGAATGGACGGTGAAGGCGGTTTTAATCTTGGTCGCTCTTCAGAAATTTTAAGAGATGAACTTAAGTTCACTAAATTTGTGGGAAGATTGAGAAAGAGATTCTCTAACATGTTTAACGACATGTTAAAAACTCAATTGATTTTGAAGAATATCATAACTCCAGAAGATTGGGAGAAAATGGCAGATCATATTCAGTATGACTTCCTATATGATAATCATTTTTCAGAATTGAAGGATGCTGAACTTCTAACGGAAAGACTAAACTTAGTAGCAACTGCAGAACCTTATGTTGGGAAGTATTTCTCTCAAAATTATGTAAGAAGTAAGATTCTTCGTCAAACTGATCAAGAAATAATTGAACAAGATGAACTAATTAAAAATGAAATTGAAGAAGGAATTATTGCGGATCCAAATGCACCTATAGATCCTCAAACAGGAGCTCCAATGGATCCAGGAGCTGCTGGAATGGATTTAGGTCAACCAGTTATGGAACCAGATTTGGAGGCAGATGGAAAAGTCACCCAAGTTAAAGAACCCAAAGGTGGAGAAATATAAATAACCAAAGATTAATTAAATTATAATTACTATGGACGAACTCATGGACATGATCGCTTCTGATGAATCACCTTCTCAGATTAGTGATAGGATTAAAGAAATTTTGTTCTCAAAAGCATCTGATAAAATAGATGATTTGAGACCTTCAGTAGCAGATTCAATTTTTAATAATAGCGGAACTGATCAAATTAATTTCAATTCGGAAGAGGAATAATGTAAGTGGATGATATCAATTTAGATTTAAGTCTTTCTTCATTTTTTTCTGAGGTAAACAAAGAAAAAAAGAAAGAAAAAACACAATTTAAATCTATTGTTGGTGATTTGGATTTAAACTCTATCTTTGAAGAGGTAGGTTCTCTAAAAAAGAAAAGTAAAAAAATAAAAGAAAAGACAAAAAGAAAAATAGAAATTCTTGAAAATATTTTACTTGAAGATAATATTGACTTAGAGGTTCCTAAGGAACCAAAAGAAGAGAATATTATAGAAAATGTAGAAGATAAAAAAGACGTATTAGAATTAAAAGAACCAGAAGAAATTAAAGAAAAATCTTTAGGACTTCTTTCTGAACCTTCTAATGTAAAACAGCAAAGTGATCCATTAACTCCTTTAGATCAGAATTTTGTTACTTTAGAAGATTTAAATAAGCATTATAAACTATTTCTTTCAAGGATTCAACAACAAATTTCCACATTTGGTGGAGGTGGTGAAACAAATCTAACGTATATGGATGTTCCAATAACATCCGTAACAACTTCATCTTATACAATAAGACCTCAAGATTACTATATTGGGGTTAATTATGCAGGTGCAGTAACTATTACTCTACCTAAAGCAGACAGAGAAGGAAAAATATTTGTTGTTAAAGATGAACTTGGAGAAGCAGCAAAAGGAACTAACAGACATATAACAATTCTACCAACAGGATCAGATAAAATTGATGGTAGGGATAGAGCAATTCTTGCTTTTAATTTTGGAAGTTTAACATTTATTTGGAAAGGTAATTCCTGGAGGGTAATCTAATGTCTCACTTATATGATCCATTTAAACCAGAAATAGATGCTTTTGGTAGATTAAGAACATCAGACCCATTTACACTGGGTGATTATAAACATCTATATTCAATTGATCCTGATTTTATTGATGTTAAATCTGGTGTTGGAGCTACTGTTTCTTTTGATAGAAATCAAGCAGCGGCTATACTTCAATCTGGAATTAGTACTAATGGATATTGTATCCATCAGACTAAAAGATATCATCATTATATGCCCGGTAAATCTCAGTTAATTTATTCGACATTTAATTTTGGTCCTGCGCAACAGAATGTTACTAAAAGAACTGGATATTTTGACGATAGAGACGGAATTTTCTTTGAACAATCTCCAGATGGAACTCTAAGTTTTGTAATTAGATCTTATGTTACTGCAGGAATAGGAGTATCAGAAAGAAGAATTCCACAATCTCAATGGAACAAAGATAAACTTGATGGGAATGGTGTATCTGGATTTAATTTAGATATCACAAAATCTCAACTATTTTTTACAGACTTTGAATGGTTAGGAGTTGGTAGAGTTCGTTGTGGTTTTAGTATAGATGGACTCAATATTGTCGCACATGAATTTTATAATTCAAATGTTTTGCCTACTGTCTATATGTCTAATCCAAATCTTCCTGTAAGATGCGAAATTAGAAACAGTGGAACACAAGTTGGTGCCGGTGGATCATTCGTTCAAATTTGCTCCACAGTTATGAGTGAGGGTGGATATACAGAAGCAGGAAGAGAATTTTCACATACAACTCCACTTAGATCTGTTGGTATTGGAACTACTGTTCCTATTATTGCAATAAGATTAAAAAATTCTTTCAAAGGATATCCAAATAGGGCAACAGTAAAACTTGAAGATATTACAGTATTCAGTAGTGGATCAAATGTAAAATATGAAGTTGTAAAACTAAGAAGTTCTGTTGGAATTAATACTACTGGTACTTGGATTTCTGAAAATGATGAGTCTGTAGTTGAATACAACCAAACAGCAACTGGTATTAGCACAGTTTACTTTGAAGACTTTATGGGAGGTTATGCTGCAGGAGATAGTCAAAATATAGTTAAACCATCAGCAACAACTGCACAAGTTCAAACTGGGCCAACTTCAAAGAAAAACTTTTTGTCTCAAAATTTTGATTCTACAGATTCTGAAATTTTTTCAGTGAGAGTAAGCAATATAGGAAATGATCCTTCTAATGTTGGTGTTTCTATGAGATGGAGAGAAATTTATTAAATAATAAATAAATAAAAGTGTATTATAGGAATAATGGCTCATAAACCAGTTGGTAGTGGTTTTTCAACCGCAATTGCATCGGGATCAGCAACTCTTTCAACATCATTTCCAGTATATTCTGATACTATAAGATTTGTTGCAGTTAGTGCAGGTACTCATGTCGCTATTGGAACTGAACCAACAGCAACTACGTCTGATTATTATATTCCAGCAGGATCTCAAGCAACTTTAGCATTAAGTCCTGCTTCACATGCTGTTTCTGGAATTACTACAGGAACAACAACTACTATAGATTTTCTTCAGGGAACTGGATCCCCATTTGATATTGGTGATTATGTTTCTTTTACTTCAGTTCAACAACCATATTATAACTTTACTCATGTCCCAGTTTTATCTGTAGATAGAAGTTCTGATTATGATGGTTATTTTTCAACAAGAATAACAGTTGGCGCAAATACTAGTGGTATTGTAACAGCATTTTCTACAGATGGTGATCTTAGAAAATCACTAAAAGTTTCTAATTATGGAACTGGTTCTGGAACACTATACATCCAACAAGTACAATTTACGGGGCAAGCTTAAAATGAAATTAATCAGAGAGGAAATCGAAAAAGTAGAAGTTCTTACCGAAGAAACTAATGGTAAGAAAAATCTTTTTATTAAAGGAATTTTTCTTCAAGCTGAGCAGGTAAATCGTAATGGAAGGGTTTACCGTATGCCCGTAATGGAAAGAGAAGTTAAAAGATATAGTGAGCAGTATGTTAAAAAGGGTAGAGCTCTTGGTGAACTAGGCCATCCAGATGGACCTACTGTAAATTTAGATAGGGTCTCTCATAAAATTACAGAATTATATCGTGATGGAAATAACTTTGTAGGTAAGGCACAAATTCTTTCAACTCCCATGGGAAAAATTGCCGAGTCACTTCTTAAAGATGGAGTAACTCTTGGTGTTTCTTCTAGAGGAATTGGTTCATTAAGACAAACAAAAGAAGGTTATAGTGAAGTAGGTGAAGATTTTATGTTAGCAACAGCTGCTGATATTGTCGCAGATCCTTCAGCGCCTGATGCATTTGTTCAAGGAATTATGGAGGGTGTTGAGTGGGTTTGGAATAATGGAATTCTTGAGCAAAAAGTTTCTAATTTCCAAAAAAGAATCAACACTTTAATTGATCAAAAAGCACTAGAAGAGAATAAGATTAGATTATTTAATGATTTTTTAAATTCTCTTTAATATGTCTAAATTGTCATTTTATAAATAAATATAGATTTAATAAAGGTAAATCGGAGAGTTCAAATGTCTCGTGGTAACAATCTACAAGAAATGGAAGTAGGCACAAAGCAATCCCGTACCGCTGTTAATGCTGGAGCAAAAGCAGCTGAGCCAATGGGTAAACTAGCGCCCGGTGCTGTTGATGGACAGACTGGTTCTTGGGAAGATCTGGGTGGTCCTACTCCAGATAATTATAGACCTGATGATAGTTCTGCAGAACTTAAGGATCCAGCTACGGGTCTTAAGTCTGTAAGTAATGTAGTCAATAATAAAGCAAAAGCTGCTGACTCAATGAAGTCACTTAAGAAGTCTGATGCTGTAAAAGAAGAAGTTGAAGAAATTGATGAAGAAATTGATGAAGAAGAAGAGTATGATGAGGAGATTGAAACCGAAGGCGAAGATGAAGAGGATCTAGTCACTGAAGCTTCTAAGAAAGAAGATGATGAGGACGAAGACGAAGAAGAAGATGAGGATGAGGACGAAGACGAAGAAAAGTCTAAGACCCAGAAAGAAGAGTATGATATCGAAGAAGATATGAATGCTCTCCTAAACACTGGTGATGAAGAAGAACTCTCCGAAGAGTTTAAGGATAAAGCAAGAATTATTTTTGAATCTGCACTCAGATCAAAAGTATCTGAAATCAAAGAATCTCTTGAAGTTCAATATGAACAGAGACTTTTTGAAGAAGTCGAAGAAATTAAGTCTGAACTTCAAGAGCGTGTTGACGCATACTTGGAATATGTTTCCGAGGAATGGGTTAACGAAAATAGATTATCAATCGAGAAAGGTCTGAAGGAAGAACTCACTGAGTCCTTCATGACTGGTCTGAAAGGACTTTTTGAAGATCATTATGTATCAATCCCTGAAGATAAATATGATGTGCTAGAGAGCATGGTAGAAAAACTTGATGAAATGGAGACAAAACTCAACGAGCAGATCGAAAGAAATATTTCCCTAAACAAGCGTCTCGCAGAGTCGGTTGCAGAAGGAATCTTTGATGAGATTTCTGAGGGTCTAGCACTTTCTCAGAAAGACAAGCTCGCTTCACTTGCCGAAAGTGTTGAGTTTGAGAGTGAAGCACAATATCGTGAAAAGCTGGAGACTTTGAAGGAATCTTATTTCCCTTCAAGAGTAGTATCTCCTCAAGCAAAAACTGAAACTCTTTCTGAAGGAGTAGACGTTGCAACTGAGTATCACTCAGATACAATGAATGCTTACTTGAGAACTCTTTCAGCAGTTGCTAAAAAGTGAATTTAATATTATCCAAATAAAACACACACACACTTAGTAAAAGGTAAACGCAAATGTTCAACGCAGAGCATCTGCAGGAAAAGTGGGCACCCCTTCTAAATTATGAAGGTCTTGATCCTATCAAAGATCCCCACAGAAAGGCAGTAACCGCCGTCCTGCTAGAGAACCAAGAAAGATTTTTAAGAGAGCAGCAGTCTTTTTCAAGCACTGGTCTCCTAACTGAATCCCCAACTGTAAACACTTCTACTGGTAACGGATCAGCAGGTTTTAGTGCTGGTGCCGATGCTGGTGGTCCAGTTGCAGGTTTCGACCCTGTTCTGATTTCACTAATCAGACGTGCAATGCCTAACCTGGTCGCTTATGACCTCGCTGGTGTTCAACCAATGAACGGTCCTACTGGACTTATCTTCGCAATGCGCTCCCGCTACAACAACCAGACTGGTGCAGAAAGCTTCTACAATGAAGTAGATACTGCATTCTCTGGTCAGGACAGCGGTTACAACACAACTGCAGCAACTAATGCTGCTGTTGGTATGGGTACTACTGCACAAGCAGGCAGCAACCCTGGTCTCCTAAACCCAACTGCAACTGCAAGCGAAGCTGCATATAACGTTGGTCAGGGCATGAAGACCACCGATTCTGAGAATCTCGGAAACGGTTCTGGTAATCAATTCAACGAAATGGCTTTCTCAATCGAGAAAGTTCTTGTTGAAGCAAAGTCCAGAGCACTTAAGGCTGAGTACTCCCTAGAGCTCGCTCAAGACCTCAAGGCAATCCACGGTCTAAATGCAGAAGCAGAACTTGCTAACATTCTCTCCACTGAGATCCTCGCAGAAATCAACAGAGAAGTTATCAGAACCATCTATAAGGTTGCTGAGCAAGGTGCTGCTGCTAACGTAGCAACTCAGGGTGTATTTGACCTTGACGTTGACTCCAATGGTCGTTGGTCCGTTGAGAAGTTCAAGGGTCTACTCTTCCAAATCGAGCGCGACGCTAACGCAATCGCACAAAGAACTCGTAGAGGAAAGGGCAACGTTATCATGTGTTCTGCAGACGTTGCTTCCGCACTAAGCATGGCTGGTGTACTTGATTACACCCCTGCTCTAAATGCAAACCTCAACGTTGACGACACTGGTAACACCTTCGCTGGTGTTCTAATGGGTAAGTATCGTGTTTATATCGATCCTTATGCTGCAAACGTAAGCAGCAACCAGTACTACGTTGTAGGTTATAAGGGTTCTTCCCCTTATGATGCTGGTCTCTTCTATTGCCCATATGTACCTCTCCAGATGGTACGTGCTGTTGGCGAGAACACCTTCCAGCCCAAGATCGGCTTCAAGACTCGTTATGGTCTTGTTGCTAACCCATTCGCAGAAGGCGCTAACAAGGGTCTTGGTGCTCTTACAACTAACGCAAACCGTTACTACAGAAGAGTACAAATCAAGAACCTTATGTGATCAAAATTCCATAAAGTTCAAGGGTGCCGAAAGGCACCTTTTTTTTATCTAAATATTTAAAAAAATGTCTGTTGGAAATTCCTTCAAAAATCAAATTCAGAATAGAAACTTTTTAGCACCTGTTGGATTTAAGTTTACTATTAACAGGTCTCCTAAAGTCGCATTCTTCTCAAATAGTGCTAATATACCAGGAATTACCTTAGGTATTGCAAATCAACCAAGTTATCTTAGAGATATACCTGTCCCTGGAGATAAAGTAGAATTTGAAGATTTCACACTAAGATTTCTAGTTGATGAAAATCTAGAAAATTATATGGAAATCCAAAACTGGATTAGGGGAATAGGATATCCAGAATCTTTAAATCAAATATATGAGTTTCAAGAATCTAATGAAAAGTTTGAGCAACCATATAAGTCTCAAATGAATTTGTATTCTGATGGAACATTATTAGTATTAAATAGCAATCAAAATAGTAATTTTCAAATTGTATTCAGATCAATGTTCCCATACAGTTTGTCTGCATTGCAATTTGACGCAACTCAAACTGATGTTGAATACTTTACTGCAGATGTAACATTTAAGTATTTGATGTATAATATAACTGATAAGAAAGGAAATAATTTATGAGTATTGATCTTGATATGATCCAAAGTATGTGGGAAAAAGATTCCAAAATTGATATTGATAACTTACATACAGAATCTTTAAATATACCAATCCTACATTCAAAGTACTATAATCTTTATAATAATATTCTACTTCTAAGAAAGAAAGCAGAACAAAATAGAAAAAATATAAAACATGATAGATATGAATATTATACAGGAAAGGCTGATCCAGAAGTTTATATTGAAAATCCATTTCCTAAAAAAGTAAGAGATAAAGATTCTCTTCAAAAGTATATGGATGCCGATTCAAAATTAGCACAAATAAATTTAAAAGTAGAATACTATGATGTAATGCTTAATTATATTGAAGACATTATTAAAATGATTCATAATAGAGGATATCAAATTAAGAACTCAATAGAATATATGAGATTTCAATCAGGACTAGGGTAAAATATAATATTTTTAAATGTCTCTAAATACTCATAGAAAATATCATTAACTATGAGTGACGTAATAATACACAAAAAGAATGAGGTTTACATCAAGTTAGAATGTGAACCTCATATTTTGTATGAGCTTCAAGAATACTTTACATTTGAGGTTCCTGGGGCAAAGTTTATGCCTCAAATGAGAAGTAAATATTGGGATGGTATGATTCGTTTATTAAACATTCATACTGGAGAAATTTATATTGGATTATTGGATAAATTAATATCTAAATTAAAATTACACAATTATACTTATAGTTTTTCAGAAAACAAATATTACGGTCTTCCATTCGAAGTTAACGAGGAAATCTCAATGGAAGGCGTAAAAGATTACATGACCTCTATTTGTTCACATTCTCCACGTTCTTATCAAATAGAGGGAGTATATGATGCCCTACGATATAATCGAAAGTTGCTGATAAGTCCCACTGCGTCAGGAAAAAGTCTGATGATCTACGCCCTCGTGCGTTACTATGTGGATAAGAACCAAAAAATTCTTTTAGTTGTTCCAACGACAAGTCTAGTAGAGCAGATGTTCGGGGACTTCCGAGATTATGGTTGGGATGTTGATTCATATTGTTATAAAATATATGGTGGTAAAGAAAAAGATAATAGTCATCCAGTTACAATCACTACATGGCAATCAATTTATAAATTAGATAAGAATTTTTTTGAAGACTATGATGTAGTTATTGGAGATGAGGCTCATCTATTTAAGAGCAAATCTTTGATTGGTATTATGACCAAATTACATAATGCAAAATATAGATTTGGTTTCACTGGAACTCTAGATGGGTCACAAACTCATAAATGGGTTCTTGAAGGCCTGTTTGGACCATCATATAAAGTTACAAGAACTTCAGAATTGATGGAACAAGGACATCTAACTAAATTGGATATTAGGTGTTTAATACTAAAACATAGTCCACAAAGATTTGAAACTTATGAAGATGAGATTCAATTTATTATCAATCACGAGAAAAGAAATAATTTTATTAAAAATTTAGTATTAGATTTAAAAGGAAACAGTCTTATTCTTTTTTCTAGAATTGAAACACATGGAGAACCACTATACAACCTAATAAATAATAGTGTTGATAGTAACAGAAAGGTATTTTTTGTTCATGGTGGTGTTGAAACAAGTGAAAGAGAGGAAGTTAGAGCTATAACTGAGTGTGAAGAAAATGCAATTATCATTGCATCATATGGTGTTTTTTCTACTGGTATTAATATAAGAAATCTCCATAATGTAATCTTTGCCTCTCCAAGTAAATCAAGAATTAGAAATTTACAAAGTATTGGAAGAGTCCTTAGAAAAGGAAAAAATAAAACAAAAGCAATGCTTTATGATATATCTGATGATTGTACTCATAATTCAAGAAAAAATTATACTTTAAATCATCTGATAGAAAGAATAAAAATTTATAACGAAGAAAAATTTAATTATGAAATAATTACTATTAATTTAAAATCATGATAGAAGACGATTTTTATGCAACCCTAAAGTTAAAATCCGGAGAAGAAGTATTTGCTAAAGTAGCAGCTTCTGAAGAAAACAATAGAACCATTCTTCTACTTACAAATCCTATTGTTATAAGTGAAATTAAAGGAAGGAATGGAGTCAATGGATACAAGATAGAGCCATGGCTAAAAACAACAACTGAAGATATGTTTATTTTAGATATGGAAAATGTAATGACTATGACTGAATCAAATGATATTGAAATTATTTCTATGTATCAGACATTTGTTCGTAAAACGAACAATGTAAAAAGTGATAAAACGATTGTAACCAAGAAAATGGGCTACATCTCAAATGTTAATGATGCTAAAGAGCTCTTAGAAAAGATCTATAAGAATTCTTAAGCTATTAATTAATATATTACTTATCAACCCTAACAAAGGTATTATACACACTATTTGGAGGTGAGTCAAGTTGTCTTTTATTTTTGAAAATGTTATAATCTCTACATATTAAATTAGAGATACTTATGATAACGACAGCGGTAATGACCAAAAGAAAGAGATCCGAGCATTACGTAAACAACAAAGAGTTTTTAGCAGCACTTATTGCTTATCGTGAAAGTGTTGATCTTGCTGCAATTCGTGGAGAACCAAAACCAAGGATTACGAATTATCTTGGTGAGTGCTTTTTAAAGATTGCAACTCACCTATCCTTTAAGCCAAATTTTGTAAATTACATGTTTAAGGATGACATGATTTGTGATGGTATTGAAAACTGCGTTCAGTATATTCACAACTTTAATCCAGAGAAGTCACAAAACCCTTTTGCATACTTTACTCAAATCATTCACTACGCTTTCCTTCGCAGGATTCAAAGAGAAAAGCGTCAACTAGAAATCAAAAACAAAATCCTAGAAAAGACTGGATTTGACGAAGTGTTCGTGGACAACAATACGGTTGACGGATCGAATTACAGCGACTATAATAGCATTAAGGACGCTGTACACTCTAAACTTCGTTATTGAATGAAAGTAGCAATTATTACTGATCAGCACTTTGGGGCAAGAAAGAATTCTAAACTCTTTCATGATTATTTTCTAAAGTTCTATAACAACGTATTTTTCCCTGCACTCGAAGAGCAAGGGATTACTACTGTTGTGGATATGGGAGATACTTTTGATAGTCGAAAGGGTATTGATTTTTCTGCCCTATCCTGGGCAAAGAATAATTACTACGATCGTCTCCAAGAAATGGGAGTAAAGGTTCATACAATTGTAGGGAACCATACAGCCTATTATAAGAATACAAATAATGTAAACGCAGTTGATCTTCTTCTGCGTGAATATAATAATGTAACAGTATATTCAGAACCAACTGAAGTGATGTTGGATAAACTTCCAACACTTTTTATTCCATGGATTAATCAAGAAAATGAAGAAAGCACTCTCAAACTTATTCAAAAGACAACTTGCCCGTGTGCGATGGGGCACCTTGAACTCCAAGGATTTAGAGTTAATCGCCAAATCGTCATGGAGCATGGTTTGGAAAGCAAGTTATTTGAAAAGTTCGAACGTGTCTTCTCGGGACACTATCACACTCGATCGACTAACGGAACAGTCTTCTATCTAGGAAATCCTTATGAGATTTATTGGACAGATGTAAATGATACTCGTGGATTCACTATTTTTGATACTGAAACATTAGAGCATACTCCAATTGATAATCCTTATAAAATGTTCTACAACATTTACTATGAGGATACAAACTATCAAACATTTGATACTCGTCAATATGAGAATAAAATTGTAAAGGTAGTAGTTCGTAAAAAGACTGATGTTAAAAAGTTTGAAAAATTTATTGATAAACTTTATTCATCAAATATTTCAGAACTTAAAATCGTAGAGAACTTTCAAATTCAAGAAAAAGAAGAATTTGAAGCATTTGAATCAGAAGACACTCTTTCTATTCTTGATAGATATATTGAAGAATCTGATATTGAACTTGATAAGAACATTATTAGGAAGATAGTATCAGAGATATATCAGGAAGCTTGCGAACTGGTCTAAAATGTTTATTCTTACGATAGAGGGTAGGGAAGAAGAAGGAGCATACTCAGTAACAAATGATGAAGGAGAACAAGTTCTTCTTTTATTTGAAGAAGAAGATGATGCCTTTAGATATGCTATGATGTTGGAGGATATGAATTATCCTCAAATGCATGTAATGGAAGTTGAAGATAAAGTAATACTAAAAGCCTGTGAATTCCACGACTATGAATATGTCGTAATTACTTCTGATGATATTGTTGTACCTCCGAATATAGAAAATCATGATTTTATTTGAAAAAATTCGTTGGAAAAATTTTCTTTCAACTGGAAATCAATTTACAGAAATTGAACTGGATAAAAAATCAACTACTCTTATTGTGGGTCATAATGGTGCAGGTAAAAGCACTATTCTTGATGCTTTAACATTTGTTCTATTTGGAAAAGCATTTAGAAAAATTAATAAACCACAACTATTAAATTCAATTAATGAAAAAGATTGTTTAGTTGAAATTGAATTCAAGACGGGATCTATTTCTTGGAAAGTAGTTCGTGGAATTAAACCGAGTATTTTTGAAATATACAGGAATGGATCTCTATTAGATCAAAATTCATCAGCAGTAGATCAGCAAAAATGGTTAGAGCAGACTGTTCTAAAAATGAATTATAAATCATTTACCCAAATTGTAATTCTAGGAAGCAGTAACTTTGTTCCATTCATGCAACTTTCTGCTGCAAGTCGTAGAGAAGTTATTGAAGATCTTTTAGATATCAAAATCTTTTCTACGATGAATACTCTTATTAAAGAGAAAATTAGAAGTCTGAAAGAAGATATTCGCACATTAGATCTTAAAAGAGATTCGCTTAAAGATAAAGTCGAAATGCAAACCAACTTTATCAATAAGTTGGAAAAGGAAGGAAAACAAACTATCGACACTAAAAAAAGTACAATAATTCAACTTTTATCAGAGTGTGAAGATTACGAGATTAATAACTCTAAAATCGAAGAACAAGTATTATCCTTATCTAAAGATTTAGAAGAAGTATCTGGTTCTACTAGTAAACTTAAAAAACTAGGAAATCTCAAAGGAAAAATTTCTCAAAAAGTATCAACAATTACAACTGAGCATAAATTTTTCACTGAGAATTCGGTTTGCCCAACATGTACTCAAAATATTGATGAAGAATTTCGGTTAAATAAGATTAGTGAAGCCGAATTAAAGGCAAAAGAGCTTCGTAGTGGTTATGAAGAACTTGAGCAAGCAATTCGTGATGAAGAAATTCGAGAAAGTCATTTTCTACGTATTTCAAAAGAAATAACTAACCTAAACCATGAAATTTCTCAAAATAATACAAGAGTATCTGGACACCAGAGACAGATCAGAGATCTGGAATCTGAAATTCAAAAAATTACCTCTCAACTTGAAAACAAAAATTCTGAACATGAAAAACTAGAAAAGTTTAAAACAGATCTATCAGAAGCCTTTGATAATTTGTCTGAGAAAAAAGAGTTAATTTCATATCATGATTTTTCATATTCTTTGCTCAAAGATGGTGGTGTAAAAACTAAAATTATTAAGAAGTATTTGCCTCTTATTAATCAGCAGGTAAATCGCTATCTTCAAATGATGGATTTTTACATCAACTTTACTCTTGATGAAGAATTTAATGAAACTGTCCAATCTCCCATTCATGAAGATTTTTCATACTCTTCTTTTAGCGAAGGAGAAAAGCAAAGAATCGATCTAGCACTTCTTTTTACTTGGAGAGAAGTTGCTAAATTTAAAAATTCAACAAATACCAATTTGTTAATTATGGATGAAGTTTTCGATTCATCTCTAGACAGCACTGGTACTGAAGAATTTTTAAAGATCATTCGTTATGTGGTTAAAGATGCTAACATATTCGTTATCTCCCACAAGACTGGTCTTGAGGACAGATTCCAAAGTGTCATAAGATTTGAGAAGGTCAAAGGTTTTTCACATATGGTAGCCTAATCTACCCAAGAACAATGCAAGTCCCAAACTGGAAACATCATTCTAAAAAAGAACAGAAGAGAAAACTTAAACCACAAGCACTAAGACAAGCAAAAGCACGACTCAAAGCATTTAAGAAAAAGCACTCCGAAAGGGGTGTTTTTTTTTGTATAAATATTTTTTAAAAAGAAGGTAAAATGAAATATAAAACCTTTAACGAATTTATAGAGACTGCAAATAATATAAATGAAAATCGCGTAAAAGATTTTGGTGATAGACTTAAAGATCTTCAGCAACGTAGTGCAACAACTGATGTGAAAGCACAAAGAACCGCTCAACTTGCTAGAAAACGTTTTAATGATCTATCCGACAAGGAAGAAAAATTTAGAAAGGGTGTAGAAGATTTTGCTAGGGCAACCAAAGATTGACCAGGACACTTTTTAAACTGTCTATTCGGAGGTTGAAATGCCTCCTTTTTTTGTATGATGTCTTCATACGAAACAAACCCAATGGCCGTCCGTCACGAAATTAAATCTCAACTCGCTAAACTTCTAGCCACTGAGGATCTTGTGGTAGAGCATAAGAAAGTTCCTACTGCTTGCTTTAACGTTCATACCCGTGTTCTTACGCTTCCTATGTGGGAAAAGGCAAGCAGTCTCGTATATGACCTTCTGGTGGGTCATGAGGTGGGTCATGCTTTGTTTACCCCAGATGAGGATTGGTTGAAAAAATATAAGATCCCAGCACAGTTTGTGAATGTAGTTGAAGATGCTCGCATTGAGAAACTGATGAAGCGTAAGTATGCTGGTCTTGCTAAGACTTTCTTCAATGGTTACAAAGAACTGAACGAAGAAGATTTCTTCCAACTCGAAGAAGAGGATATTTCTACATTCAATCTTGCTGACCGAGCCAATCTATATTTCAAGATTGGTAACTTTATTACTCTGGATTTCTCTTCTGAGGAAAAAGAAATTATTAATATGATTGGTGCATGTGAAAGTTTCGCAGATGCACTAATTGCTGCTGAGGAACTTTACAAATATTGTAAGAAAGAAAAGGAGAAGCAACAAAAGGTTGCTGATCTAGATTCTCATGAAACTCCAGGAAATTCTCAATCACAATCTCAATCAAATGAGATTGTAGAAAGTAATGATTCATCTTCTGAACAAGATGGTGATAGTGATAACTCTCAACCACAAAATGATAATGGGGAAACTGGTAATGCTCAAGGTGAAGACACTACCGTAAAATCACAAGAATCAGATAAAGATCCTGAGGTTCGTACTGCAGAATCTCTTGAAGATAAGATTCGAGATCTTGTGGGTAATGATAGTTATGATAATGTTTATCTCGAAATTCCTCAGGTAAATCTTGAAACTGTAATTGGGAAAAATTTCAATGTCCATAAAGATATTGATGATTCATTTGCCCATCAACAGAAAATTCATAATGAACATGCTAAAGATAAAGGATATGGAGCAGTAAATCTTTATGAGGAGTCTGACCTTGAGTATAGAAAGTTCAAGTCTTCTGCTCAGAAAGAAGTTAACTATTTGGTAAAAGAATTTGAATGTCGCAAAGCAGCAGATCAATACTCTCGTGCATCTACTGCTCGTACAGGAGTTCTTGATACTGCCCGTCTTCACACTTACAAATACAATGAAGATCTGTTCAAAAAAGTATCTGTGATTCCTGATGGTAAAAATCATGGTCTGGTATTTGTTCTGGACTGGAGTGGTTCCATGGCCGAAGTGATGCTTGATACTTGTAAGCAACTCTTCAACCTTATTTGGTTCTGTAAGAAGGTCTCTATTCCTTTTGAAGTTTATGCTTTTACTAATGAATGGCGGCGTGGTGAGTATGATTATGAAAATGATCGATATCTTGCTGCAGACCGTACCCCCCATTATCAAAAGAAGGATGGTCTTCTAGTTGTTGATGAGACTTTCTCTATGATGAACATTCTTACTAGTAAAGTTTCTGGTAGCATTCTTGAACATCAGATGCTTAATATTTGGCGTCTTGCTTACTGTTTTGGTAGGAGTTACAGTTCTCCTTATACTTATTCTAGTCGCATGAGTCTTTCTGGTACTCCTCTTAATGAGTCTTTGATTGCACTTCATCAGATTCTTCCAAAGTTTCAAAAGGAGAACAAACTGCAAAAAGTTCAGTGTATTGTTCTTACCGATGGTGAAGCAAATCAACTAGTATGTCATAAAGAGGTTCATCGTCGCTGGGAGAAAGAACCTTATATTGGAAATGGATATATCAATCCAATGAGTACATTTTTGCGTGATCGTAAACTTGGAACTACATATCAGTTTAGATATGCATACCATGAGTTTACTGATCTTCTCCTAAGAAACCTAAAAGATAAGTTTTCCAATACAAACTTTATTGGTATCCGTGTTCTTGATGGCCGCAATATGAGTCGATTTGTTCAGATGTATCACTCCCATAATGATAAGCAGTATGAAAAAATCCAGAGTGACTGGAAGAAACTAAAGAGTTTTACTATCACCAACTCTGGATATGATGCGTATTTTGGTCTTTCTTCATCGGCACTTTCTCAGGATACTGAGTTTGATATTCATGAACATGCAACTAAAGCACAAATTAAATCCGCGTTTGCTAAATCTCTGAAAACCAAAAAACTCAATAAAAAAGTTCTCGGTGAGTTTATTTCTTTGGTAGCATAAATATTTGTAAAAAAATGAAATCTTTTAGAGAGTTTATGGAGACTAGTGAGAGCTGGTCTCAAAAATATAAAAAGTCAATAGACTGCAATAACCCTAAAGGATTCAGTCAGAGAGCGCATTGTGCTGGAAGAAAAAAAGTAGAAGAAGCACTTGATGGTAAATCTGCAAAAGATCCTGGATATTCTCTAAGAGATTGGTTTAAGGGCGGTGGATGGGTTCAGGCTGGCGGAAAGTATGATGGGAAACCTTGTGCTAAGCAACCTGGACAAAAAACTAAACCTTATTGTAGAGACGCAGACGATCGTGCTGCAATGGATAAGGATGAGAGAAATAAGAGAGCCGCTAAGAAGCGTAGAGAAGATCCAAATCCAAATAGATCTGGCGCTGCAAAAATAGTGACTCAGGAAGAGGCAGGTGAAAAAGATGCCTGCTACAAAAAAGTAAAATCTAGGTATAGTGTTTGGCCAAGTGCATATGCTTCTGGAGCATTATCAAAATGCCGTAAAGTTGGTGCAGCAAACTGGGGGAACAAATCCAAAAAGAAAAAGTAAATTATGAAGACTAAATTTCCATTTGACCACATTATAAAATATGATAGTAAAGAAGTTTGGATTAAATGTAATAGCAGTATCACTGCTATGGGACTTTCTTCATTAGTGAATAAGTATTACCCAGGATACACTGCAAAAATTGTAACTGAAGAATATTTGAATAAGTGGCGCAACCAGTTGGCGAACTGACCACTCGGTGGGAAACCAAGACCTTTTTTCCCTTATAATGACTCTGTTGAAACAAATGACCCATTCATGTCTCGCCTTAAAATGACCGACGACCAAATTCTTATTGATCTCAAAAATACTTTCGGTACAGAATTTACTGCTGCTGATGTTCGTGGTTATTGTGCTTCTAAAAGTATTTCCTATCCAACTGTAACTAAGCGACTGGAACAATTTAAAGTTGGTCGTGGTCGTTGGAATATGGAGATCACTCGTGAACGAGTAGAAGAGATCGAACGTTCATATCAAGCTCCTTCAGTTCTTCCTGCTGTGGAACAAAATCTAATTCCTGATAAAGATGATACCTTCGTCCAGTTTGGTAACTTTAAAGATATTAAACGTATTATTCAGTCCCGTATTTTTTATCCTGCGTTCATTACGGGTCTTTCGGGTAACGGTAAAACGTTCTCTGTTGAGCAGGCGTGTGCTCAACTTAAGCGTGAACTAATTCGTGTAAACATTACGATCGAAACTGATGAGGATGATCTAATTGGTGGTTTCCGCCTTGTGAACGGTGAAACTGTTTGGCATAATGGTCCTGTTGTAGAAGCACTTGAGCGTGGTGCTGTTCTTTTGTTGGATGAGATTGACCTTGCTTCTAACAAAATTCTATGTCTGCAATCCATCCTAGAAGGTAAAGGCGTCTTTCTTAAAAAGATTGGTCGTTTCGTGAAACCTACCGCAGGTTTCAATGTTATCGCTACCGCTAACACTAAGGGTAAGGGTTCTGACGATGGCCGCTTTATCGGTACTAATGTTCTCAACGAAGCATTCCTTGAACGTTTCCCTGTGACCTTTGAGCAGTCCTATCCCGCTCCCAGTACCGAGCAGAAGATCCTAGAAGGCGTTGCGCTGGATCTGCAGGTGGAAGACCGCAACTTCTGCAAGCGCCTGGTTGACTGGGCAGATATCATTCGTAAAACGTTCTATGATGGTGGGATTGAGGAAATCATCAGCACCCGCCGACTCGTTCATATCATCCGTGCTTACAGCATTTTCCAAGATAAGGCAAAGGCAATTCAAGTTTGTGTGAATCGTTTTGATGACGAAACCAAGCAAGCATTCCTGGAACTGTATGATAAAGTAGATGCTGACTTCCAAATGCCTACTGAGCAGGTTGACTACAACCCCAATATTGACCAACCTACTCCTTTCTGATAAAATAACAAAAGACATATCTTCTTTTTATTATGGACGAGTATCCTTATTCTGATAATGATTTCAAATCAACGCCTAACCTATTAGACAGTTATGTATTTTCTTTGAACTCTAATGATCAAATTGAAATTAAAAAAACTCCAGTGACCTCATCGATTATGAATGAAACAAAGAACCATCTTTGGAAATATAATGAAGATAAAATCCTGAAAGATATTCAGGATTATGTGACTAGTACCTATGGAAGTCACTATTGTGGTCATAATCAAGACCACAAAGATATTCAAACAATTGATCTTATGGCGGCAAAGGATCTTGCCCCTGGTTTCTGTCAAGCAAATATCCTAAAATATGGTAGTCGGTATGGTGATAAGGATGGTCGCAATAAGCGTGACCTCCTAAAAGTTATTCACTATGCTATGCTTCTACTACACTTTGACGGGCACTATACTCGCAAAGACAATGGCCTTTCTGAATTCTTTCGCTGATTATTATGAAACTATCTGATAAAACTCTCAACCTCCTAAAGAATTTTTCTTCCATCAATCAATCAATTCTTTTTAAGGAAGGAAATACTCTTAGGACAATTTCTGTTATGAAAAACATTCTAGCAGAAGCAAAAATTACTGAAGATTTCACAAAAGATTTTGGTATCTATGACCTGAACCAATTCCTTAATTTTCTTGCTCTTTACCAACCTGCTGAGTTGGACTTTGAGAATGATAATTATGTGGTCATCAAAGAAGGTAAAAATCGATCAAAATATTTCTTTGCTGATCCTAATGTAATTGTTGTCCCTCCAGAAAAAGATATTGTTCTTCCAAGTGAAGATGTTTGTTTCGAACTCAGTACTCAGCAACTAGATAAACTTCTGAAGGCATCTGCTGTTGGTCAACTTCCAGATCTTTCTGCTGTTGGTGAAAATGGAGTAGTTAAACTTGTTGTTCGTGACAAAAAGAACGACACTTCAAACGACTTTTCTATTGTTGTTGGTGAGACTGACTCTGAGTTTGTTTTCAACTTCAAGGTAGAAAATATCAAGATTCTTCCTGGTTCATATGAGGTAGTTATTTCTAAGAAACTACTATCTAAATTCAGTCATACTGATTATGATCTGATTTATCATATTGCTCTAGAACCCGATTCTACTTTTGGATGAAGTATTCAGTAAAATATAAATTGCCTGGGGACAATAGGTATCTAGAAATGGTTGTTGATGCTAGCAGTCAATCCCAGGCTAAAAAGATTGCACAGGCACAGGTTCCATCTGCTATAATTGTGGGTGGACCCCAACCAATTTGAATTCATTTTATATCATGAATATTTTTGTTACTTCTCCTTGGCCAGCAGAAAGTGCTATTTGTCTCCCAGATAAACATATCGTTAAGATGCCTCTAGAATGCTGTCAAATGCTTTCTATTGTTGCATCTAAATGGTATCATAACTACGGCACCCTTCCCAAGTCCGATGGAACTCCATATGCGACTGAGAAGGGTGCATTTCGTAATCACCCATGTACAAAGTGGGCAGCGGAATCAATACACAATGCTTATTGGTTGATTAAATGGGGAATGAACTTATGCGATGAATATACTGTAAGATATAATAAAGAACATTCTTGCTACAAAACACTTGTTGATGCATACTACCTTTTTCCTAAAGGTAAAATTACTGATGTAACACCATTTGCTCGTGCTATGCCTGAAGAGTGGAAATTTGATGAGAGTATTGATACCTTTACTGCATATAAAAGGTATATTGCTTCTAAGACTTGGGTAAAAGATAATTATCTTCGTATGCCCCAACGTAAACCTGATTGGATTTGATTATGAATAGTGATTTTATTTGGGTTGAGAAATACCGACCAAAGACAATTCAAGAATGTATCCTTCCCGAAGGTACTAAAAAAACATTCCAAGATTTCCTAAATAGGGGAGAAATTCCTAACATGCTTCTTTCTGGTCCTCCTGGGATTGGAAAAACTACAGTTGCAAAAGCATTGTGCAATGAACTTGGAGTAGATTTTTATGTCATCAATGGATCCGACGAGGGTAGATTCCTCGATACTGTCCGAAACAATGCGAAAAACTTCGCTTCGACCGTATCGCTTTCGTCAACTGCTAAACACAAAGTCATCATCATTGATGAGGCAGATAACACAACAAACGACGTACAACTCCTCCTACGGGCATTTACTGAGGAATTTGCTAACAACTGCAGATTCATCCTCACCTGCAATTACAAGAACAAAATCATTGAACCACTGCACTCAAGATGTGCAGTCATTGAATTTGGGATCAAGGGAAAAGAAAAGGCCCAACTTGCCGCTGGGTTTTATAATCGCCTCCTTGAAATCCTTCAAATCGAAAACGTTGAGTATGATCAAAAAGTTCTAATTGAACTGATCAATAAGCACTTTCCTGATTGGAGGCGAGTCCTTAATGAATGTCAGAGATATTCTTCTGGTGGAAAAATTGATTCTGCAATTCTTGCAACATTTTCTGATATTAATGTAAATGAACTTATCAAAAATCTTAAGGATAAAAACTTCTCAGAAGTTAGAAAGTGGGTGGTCTCCAACTTGGATAACGATGCTTCTAGTCTTCTTCGCAGGGTTTATGACGCCGCTTATGATAGCCTGGTTCCCGCATCTATCCCTGCTGCCGTTCTTGTTATTGCTAAGTATCAATACCAATGTGCGTTCGTGGCTGATCAAGAAATTAACCTTCTAGCAGCATTAACTGAAATTATGTGTGAGTGTGAATTTAAATGATTAGTCGAAGTGAATTAATGCACTACCGTATTCAAGCATTGATGCGTGAGCATACTTTTGCCGAAGATCAAATGAAATATCTTGGTATTCGTAATGATGGTAAACACTGGTATCTTGTCGGCGGAGAGCATGAAGTATCTGTAGATCAATTTGAAGACATTGAATTTTTAGGTATGGTGGATGAAAAATGAAAACAAAACATCATCAAGTTAAATCTCAGTGGTATTACATTTTCTGGGGAATTATGGCCGTATCTGTTGTTGGTGGTCAAATTTATGTTGGTATGGGTTATAGAAAAATGGCGGAAGCAACTAAAGATACATCAATTTCTGTTACATGTGTTCCGCAATATATCGTTCCCCCAAAACAAAATAGAAAAGGTGAGTTTGAATGATAGTTTCTGAACAAGATGCTTTATGGGCAGCAAATGAGTTTATTGATTACTTCTCACATATGGGAAGTATTGAAGACTATTTGCGCTTTGTTAAAAAGAAACTTGTTAAAGGAACAAATACCATCGCTCCTCTTCATGATGAATTCTTTAATGAAGATATTCATCCAGAAGACATGGAATTTGATATTAAATTTATAGGAGATCGTTTTCAACAATCTCTACCTCAGGAACATTATAATAATCTTTTACAAGTAGTTTCATCTCATAATAATGAATCTAATATTCCAGGAAGAGAACTTCGTTGGATGGTATTTGAAAAAAATACAAGTAAAATATTAGGGTTTATTCGTTTTGGTTCTCCTACAATTAATTCAAAACCAAGAAATGAATGGTTAGGTAGAACACCTGACCTTTCTATTTTTAATCGTCATGCTGCAATGGGATTTGTGATTGTTCCATCCCAACCCTTTGGATACAACTATCTTGGGGGAAAACTTCTTGCTTTACTGTGCTGTTCTCATTTTGCTCGTGAGACTCTTAATGAAGTTTTTGAAAAGGATATCGCTCTTTTTGAAACCACATCTCTTTATGGTTCAACAACAGATGCATCACAATATGATGGACTTAAACCATACATGAGATACAAAGGACTTACTGAAAGTAAATTTCTTCCGTTACTGCATGACGATGTATTTCATAAGTTGCATGATAGATTCACCTATTTGAATAACAACACTCCTTTAACTGATAACAAAGCCTCATCAAAAAAGATGAAAAGGCAAACTAAAATGATTTCTATCATTAGGAATTCTTTACAAGATAAAGAAAAACTAGCAGACTTTAATAAAGTCATTGATACTGCCTTTGCTCTTACGCAAAAGAAGAGGTTTTATATCTCAGACTATGGTTATGAAAATGTTCGTGAAGTAATTCTTGGCGAACAGGATAAATTGATCCGTGGTCAGAATTGGGATAAATTTCATCTTGAGAATATTATTTCTTGGTGGAAAAAGAAATCAGCAAAGAGATATGAGAAGTTAAAGGAAGAGGGAAGGTTTAGAACCAAAGTTGAACTTTGGACCGATGAAGATGAAATTCAAATTATACGATGACTTACGAACTTAAAGATTGGTTAAACTCCATCAACTTTACTAAGGAAAATCTTGCAGAGGATTCCTCAGTAAATCTTAAAAAAGAATATCCGTCTTATATTATAAACAGATGCCTTTCTGGACATATTGATTGTATTCTTTATGCAAATGAGATGAATATTAATCATCACTTGGATAAAGATCTACAATATTCATTTTATCTAAATAGTCTAAGGAAAAAGAAGAGATTTTCTCCTTGGATCCGAAAAGATAAAATCAAAGATTTAGAGTGCGTTAAGCAATACTATGGTTATAGTAATGAAAAAGCATTTCAGGCTTTGAAAATCTTATCAAAATCTCAACTCGATTTTATTAAACAACGACTTGAAACTGGCGGAAAAAAATGACTAATCAAACTATTGAACCACAGGTAAACTGGTCTCCTGAAATGATGGTAGAAGTTGTTCTGAATGAACCAGATGACTTCTTAAAAGTACGTGAAACATTGACTCGTATCGGAGTAGCATCAAGGAAGGAGAAAAAACTCTATCAGAGTGCTCATATTCTTCATAAGCAGGGTAGATATTATATTACTCACTTTAAAGAACTGTTTGCTCTTGATGGTAAACATGCTAACCTGACTGTAAATGATGTTCAACGCAGAAATAGAATTATTCGTCTATTGTCTGATTGGGGTCTAATTACGGTTGTGAATCAGGATAAAATTCTTGATATCGCCCCACTAAATCAAATTAAGGTACTTTCTTATAAAGATAAGGGTGACTGGATTCTCGAACAGAAGTACAATATTGGTAAGAAAGGAAAGGCAGTAGAAACTGAATAAATAATACTGAGACCTTTCGTGCGGTCTCTACAAAAGTCGGAACACCCTAAAAAGAGGTTGGGTTTTTACCCCTCCTCTTTTTTTCGTTTCTTGTATAATTAGTAATGGATGCCTTCGGGGTCCATACAACACAAACTCGCTTTTAAAGGAGCTACTATAATGACTAATCTTGCAACTTCAAGGTTCAACTCTGCAGATCTTCCTGCTTTGATGGAAAGGATCAGTAAGTACAGTATTGGAATGGATGAATATTTTGATCGCTTATTCCATCTACATGAGACCACTACTAACTATCCCCCATATAATCTTGTTCAAGTCAGTAATGTAGAATCACGACTAGAACTTGCTCTTGCTGGATTTAAGAAGAAGGAGGTTTATGTCTACACTCAAGACGGTAAACTCTTTGTGGAAGGCCAAAAAGAGGATAAAGAATCGGAGTCCAACTATATCCACAAAGGTTTGGCTCAACGGAGTTTTAAGAGAGCGTGGACGCTCTCTGATGATACGGAAGTTAGATCAGTTGATTTTGAGGATGGGCTTTTGACTATCACACTTGGTAGGATTGTTCCTGAGCATCATAAGCGAAAGGACTATCTCTAAATAAAAATAAAAAATGAAATCTTTCGACGAATTCAAAGAAATTGCATATAAAAATGCAATTCCGCATACTGTATATTCTCAAGGAAAACAAAAACGTATTTCAAAAGGAAAAGCGGTTCCAGTAAGAAGTCGTTCAAGTGCTGGTGGTAATGGAGATTCTGGTGATGGAAGTGGTGGAGATGGTGGAGAATAAATAGTATTGAATATCGTCGGCGCAGACGGGGAGGCAACTGGCACAATCCAGTTGACGCCTCCCCTTTTTCTTGTTAAACTAGTAAGAGATGAATTGTATTTATGGCTATTAAACTCATTGTATTAAAATCTGGTGAAAACATCATTGCAGATATGAATGAAATGGTTGTTGAAGATAAAACCGTTGGTTTTTATCTGGAAAAAGCATGTATTGTAAGGATCATGGGTGGTGGAGAAAAACCACAAAGACCTCAAAAAGCAAGACCTCCTGAAGAAAAAACCAGTTTTGATATCAGTCTATTTCCATGGATTCCACTAGCAAAAGGAACAACACTTCCTATTTCAATTGATTGGGTAATTACTTTTACCGATCCAGTAGATATGCTTTATGAAATGTACGTTAATAACGTACTTTCTGGTGAGAAAGAATGGGGAGAAGGTCTTAACCGAAAGGAGGATGAGGATGGCGATTGTAAAACTTGTAGGTGATATAGATGGAAAATATTAAATTGCTTGTACTAACAAATAATCAAGTTCTAGTTTCAAAGATAGAAGAAGTAGCTGCTGACTTAGGAGAACCTGATTGTAAACTTGTTGATCCTTATTTGATCACTGGAGAAACTTTACAACCATGGTTATTTGAATATACTATGGAATCTACAGTTATGATTCGTTCTGATAATATCCTAACAATTTCCGATCCAAAACCAACCATCCTAGAAAAGTATCAAACGCTGACTAAATGAAGTTTTATACCAATGTGCAAATGATCGGGAATCAATTTCTCGTTCGTGGTTATGAAAATGGTAAACATGTAATGTTTAAAGATGAGTATTTCCCAACTCTCTTTGTAAAATCAAATAAACCAACTGAATATAAAACTCTAGAAGGTGACTATGTTGAGTCAGTTCAACCTGGAACCGTTCGTGATTGTAGGGAATTTTATAAAAAGTACGACGGTGTAGATAACTTTAAAATCTATGGTAACGAAAGGTATATCTATCAGTATATTTCTGATAAGTATCCTGAGGATGAAATCAAATTTGATATCAGCAAGATTCGATTGGTGACTATTGATATTGAAACGCAATCTGAATATGGATTTCCTGATCCAAAAGTTTGCGATGAAGAGATCTTGCTAATTACCATTCAGGATTATTCAGCAAAAGAAATCATTACTTGGGGTACAAAACCTTACAGTGGGAAAAAAGAAAAATTCAAATACATTGAATGTGAATCTGAATTTGCACTTCTAAATTCTTTTATTTACTATTGGAGTAATAATACTCCTGATGTTATTACTGGATGGAACATTCAATTCTTCGACGTTCCTTATATCTGTGGACGTTTATCTAGGGTTCTTGGTGAGAAAAAATTAAAAACTTTCTCTCCTTGGGGACTTGTTACTCAAAATGAAGTATGGGTAAATAACCGACAGCAAGTTGCATATGATATTGGTGGTATAACTCAATTAGATTATCTTGATCTCTATAAGAAGTTTACTTACAAAGCACAAGAATCATATCGACTTGACTATATTGCTGAAGTTGAACTTGGTCAAAAGAAACTAGATCACTCTGAGTTTGATACATTCAAGGATTTCTACACTAAAGGGTGGAAAAAATTTGTAGATTACAATATTGTTGACGTTGAACTTGTTGATCGTCTTGAGGACAAGATGAAACTCATCGAACTTGCAATTACCATGGCTTATGATGCTAAGGTAAATTACAATGATGTTTTCTATCAGGTTCGAATGTGGGACAATATTATCTACAATTATCTTAAGAAGAGAAATGTAGTTATTCCACAAAAGGATAAGACTGAAAAGAACGACAAATATGCTGGAGCATATGTTAAAGAACCAGTTCCAGGTGTTTATGATTGGATCGTTAACTTTGACCTTAACTCACTATATCCTCATTTGATTATGCAATCAAACATCAGTCCAGAAACACTGGTTGATGAGAGATGCCCTAATGTTTCTGTAGAAAGAATTCTTGATCAAAAGGTTACCTTTGAAATGTATAAAGACTATGCAATTACTCCAAATGGAGCAATGTATAGGAAAGACATTAAAGGAATTCTTCCTGAACTTATGGAAAAAATGTATCAGGAGAGGGTCATTTTTAAAAAGAAAATGATTGAAGCTAAAAAGCAGTATGAGAAGACTCCTACAAAGGAATTAGAAAAAGAAATCGCTAGGTGTAATAATATTCAGATGGCGAAAAAGATTTCTCTCAACTCTGCTTATGGTGCGATTGGTAATCAATACTTCAGGTATTACAAACTTGAGAATGCTGAAGCAATTACTTTATCTGGTCAAGTTGCAATTCGGTGGATTGAAAGAAAACTGAATAAGTATATGAATAATGTTCTTAAGACAAAGGATGTTGATTATGTTATTGCTTCAGATACTGATTCCATTTATATGCATATGGGTCCTTTGGTTGACCGTGTATACGAAGGCAGAGAGAAAACTACTGAGAGCATTGTCAACTTCCTTGATAAGGTCGCTAAAGTGGAACTTGAAAAGTATATTGAAAGTTCTTACCAAGAATTGGCGGAATACCTAAATTCATATGAGCAAAAGATGCAGATGAAGCGAGAGAATATTGCCGATCGTGGAATCTGGACTGCTAAAAAGCGATACATTATGAATGTATGGGATAGTGAAGGAGTTCGATACTCTGAACCTAAACTTAAGATTATGGGTATTGAGGCGGTAAAGTCTTCTACTCCAGCACCTTGTCGCAAAATGATTAAGGATGCGCTAAAACTAATTATGAATGGTACAGAAGAAAACGTTATTGATTTTATCGAAAGTTGTAGAAAGGAGTTTAAGAAATTACCTCCCGAGCAAATAGCTTTTCCTAGATCAGTATCAGATGTTGTTAAGCATAAGTGTTCTAGTAACATTTATGATAAAGGAACTCCAATTCATGTTAGAGGGGCATTACTTTTTAATTTCTATATTAAGAAGAATAAATTAGACCATAAGTATTCATTGATTCAGAATGGGGAAAAGATCAAGTTTTGTTATCTAAAAAAACCAAATTCTATTCATGAAAATGTTATTTCATTCATTCAGGATTTTCCTAAAGAATTGAATTTGGAAAGATATATTGATCATGATCTTCAGTTTGAAAAGGGATTTTTGGAACCTTTGAAAATAATTCTAAATTCTATTGGTTGGTCTGCTGAAAGGAAAACAACCCTTGATAGTTTTTTCCTATGATGGTATACTGTTTTTATTGATTAAAAAAATTATGGATTTTCTTAAAGATATTGTAAAAGAAATTGGTGGTGAGTACACACAACTTGCCTCAGATATTGATGAAACTGAAAAGTATGTTGATACAGGTTCGTACATTTTTAATGCACTGGTTTCAGGTAGCATATTTGGTGGTGTATCTGGGAACAAGATTACTGCTATTGCTGGAGAGTCTTCTACTGGAAAAACTTTCTTCTCTCTCGCTGTGGTTAAGAATTTTCTTGATTCTAACCCCGATGGTTATTGCCTCTACTTTGATACTGAGGCTGCTATTACTAAATCGCTTCTAGAATCCCGTGGAATTGATACTTCTCGCCTGGTTGTTGTTAATGTTGTTACTATCGAAGAGTTTCGTGGAAAGGCGCTCAAGGCGGTAGATCTTTACTTAAAAAAACCTGAAGGTGAGCGCAAGCCTTGCATGTTTGTGCTAGACTCTTTAGGAATGCTTTCTACCGAAAAAGAAATCACCGATGCACTGAACGATAAGCAAGTTCGTGATATGACCAAATCACAACTTGTGAAAGGAGCATTTAGAATGCTTACGCTCAAACTTGGTCAAGCAAACATCCCAATGATAGTTACTAATCACACTTATGACGTTATCGGAGCTTACGTACCAACTAAGGAAATGGGTGGAGGCAGCGGACTCAAGTACGCAGCAAGTTCGATCATTTATCTCAGCAAAAAGAAAGAAAAGGATGGAACGGAAGTGGTCGGAAATATTATCAAGGCTAAGACTGCTAAATCGCGTTTGAGTAAGGAGAATAAGGATGTTGAAGTCCGTCTGTATTATGATGAGCGCGGCCTTGATCGTTACTATGGTCTTCTGGAACTTGGTGAGATTGGTGGACTCTGGAAGAATGTAGCAGGGCGTTATGAGATAGATGGTAAAAAGATTTATGCAAAGCAGATTCTAAAAGAACCTGAAGAATATTTCACTGAAGAAGTGATGCAACAACTAGACGAAATCGCACGTAAGGAATTTAGTTATGGAGAAAGTTGAGTTTCTAATCCTTAGAAACCTCTTATTTAATGAAGAATACCTTAGAAAGGTAATTCCATTCTTAAAAAAAGAATACTTTGAAGATGAAAATCAAAAAGTAGTATTCGAAGAAATTTCCAACTTTGTTGAAAAGTATAATGAACTTCCCAACAAAGAAATTATTTCAATCGAAGTTGAAAACCGTAAAGATCTTAATGAATCTAACCTAAAAGATATTCTTTATCTAATCCAATGCCTTGAAGATATTACGGTAGAATTTCAATGGTTGATTAATACTACAGAAAAGTGGTGTCGTGACCGTGCAATTTATATTGCACTTATGGAATCGATTCAACTTGCTGATGGTAATGGAAAACAATCAAGAGATGCTATACCATCAATTTTGCAAGATGCTCTTGCAGTGAGTTTTGATAATCATGTTGGACATGATTATTTGCAAGATTATGAACAGAGATATGAATCGTATCACAGAACGGAGGATAAAATTGAATTTGATCTCGAATACTTTAACAAAATCACAAAAGGTGGTTTACCTAACAAGACTCTTAACGTCGCGCTTGCTGGTACAGGTGTCGGGAAATCTCTATTCATGTGCCACGTTGCTAGCTCCGTGTTGTTGCAAGGACGGAACGTTCTCTACATTACAATGGAGATGGCAGAAGAGAAAATTGCTGAACGAATTGACGCAAACTTACTGAACGTAAATATCCAAGATATTGGAGATCTACCTAAGAGTATGTTCGAGAGTAAGATTAATAATCTTGCAAAGAAGACTCAAGGTACTTTAATTATTAAAGAGTATCCTACTGCCTCTGCACATGCAGGACATTTTAGGTCTCTTCTGAATGAACTTGCACTTAAGAAGTCTTTTAAACCCGATATCATTTTTATTGATTATCTGAATATTTGTGCTTCTTCAAGGTATAAAGGAAATAGTAATATTAATTCCTATACTTTTGTGAAAGCAATTGCAGAAGAACTTCGTGGTCTTGCTGTTGAGTTTAATGTTCCAATCGTCAGTGCTACTCAGACTACTCGTTCTGGTTATGGTTCTTCTGATGTAGAACTAACTGATACCTCGGAATCATTTGGTTTGCCTGCAACTGCTGACTTAATGTTTGCACTTATTTCTACAGAAGAACTTGAAGAAATTGGTCAAATCTTAGTTAAGCAACTTAAGAATCGTTACAATGATCCTACAGTTTATAAGAGATTTGTGATTGGTATTGATAGGGCTAAGATGAGACTATATGATGTTGAGCAGTCAGCACAAGACAACATACTTGACTCTGGTAAAGAAGAAGAGTATGATTATGAAGAAGAAACAAAACCCAAACTAAAAAAATCATTTGAGGGATTTAAGTTTTGAATTATTACTCGGTATTCAATAAAGAAGGTAAAAAAATTGCCGACTGTGCAAGTATCCGAGATGCTATTATGTTAGTTGAATTTGATTCAACAAGAACTTATCGTCAAGTTAAACACATTAATCCAGAAACAATTAATGTGCCTCATATTAGACTGGATGATGATTTTCAACTTCCAGCACAACAAATTTTACCACAATCTGAACTTCAACCTTTTATTGTATGACTATGACTCTTAATAAGACAATTGATACTAACAAATATATTGATTTTGTTCGTCAAACTACAAGTCCTGCAAGTAGTGATTTTGCACAACTCCTTGCTCGTATGACCGAACTAGAAACATCTGCTGATGCTGATGTTCCTCGTCTACTAACTGCTGCTCTAGGAATGAGTGCAGAGTGTGGTGAGTTTACTGAAGTTGTAAAGAAAATTGTTCTTCAGGGAAAACCTTATAATGATGAGAATGCGTTTCATCTAAAACGAGAACTCGGAGATATCTGTTGGTATCTCGCTCAAGCATGTATGGCTCTTGATACTTCAATTGATGAAGTTCTCCAAATGAATTTTGAGAAACTGAGTGCTCGTTATCCAGAAGGATCTTTTGATGTTTATCGATCTGAAAATCGTGTAGAAGGTGACCTATGAGTAAAGAAAAGCAGGTAAGTATCAAACTAGATGTAAGATCTGCACTTGAAGTTCTTCAAGTACTTGATACTGCTACTGATGGATATAGTTTAGAATTTGCCCCAGAAAGAATCATCAGACTTCGTGATGTAATGATTCAATTGGATAGAGAATTAGAAAAAGCAATTGTTTGATTTTAGACCCTTTTGAAGGGTCTTTTTTTATAAATATCCTTAGAAGAATATAAAAAATTTTCTAATGGATATCAAAGAACTCAAAGGTTTGATGGAAGCATATTCTGGTGTTTATGCTTCTCAAGAGATTGATGAAGCAGTTTATGGTGGGGCAAAGAAAGAGCCTGAAGATACTAGAATGACCGTAACTGCTGCTGATAAGAAGGCAAATACCAAGGCATATCAAAATTACAAAGCAGGACATAAGGGATATAAGGCAGCACCTCATCTCGGTGAAGAGAATGTAGATGAAGCAACCGCAATGGCCAAGCGTGGTCATGATGAAACTGCAATTCGACAAAAGATTGCTAAGTCTACTGGTGGTGGTGCAGCAGCAGATAGAGCAACTAAACTAGAGAATAAACCAACTTACGGTGATGCTAAGAAAGCAAAGCAGAGACAAGATCTTGCTAGAAAACAGAGAGGTGATTTCCGTAAGACAACTTCATCATCTCCTGGTCTTCATGGTTACGCTCACAAGTCTGATGATCCTAAGGTAAAAGCAAAGCAAGCGGCAAGAGGAGCACAAAGAGGTGTTCTAACTCCTGCAGAGAAAAAGCAACTCAATAGAGAAGAGTTTGATATTTTTGAAACAGTTCTTGAGTTTCTTTGTGTAGAAGGATACGCAGAAACTCTAGAAGAAGCAGAGTGGATGATGGCAAATGAATTAGATGTTGAAGATATTCAAGCAATCCTTGAAGGTTCTTATGAAGATAGAATTGCTGCTAATAACAAAAAATATGATGCAAATCGTAAGAGAGCAGCACAAAGAGCAGCAGCGAGAAATGCCGCTAGAGATGCAGGTAAAACTGGAGCAGTCCCTGGTGTTGGTTATGTAACTCCTAGACGTGAAAAAGAAACTTATACTGATTCTTCTGGAAAAACAAGACACGGCAAAGGTCTCTGATAAATAACTTAAGAAGTTGATTCTACCCCTTGACTTTTTAGTTGAGGGGTTTTATAATATTCAAACTTGGGGATATAGCTCAGTTGGTAGAGCGCGGTCTTTGCAAGGCTGATGTCAGGAGTTCGAGTCTCCTTATCTCCATAAACTAAATATTTGAAATATGCTTTGCATTTATGTCGGCAAGTATAGTATCAACTATTAATGGTTGCCTGTCTCCTGGATATGAGATAGTAACTGAATATGACCAAGTAACTGCAAAAGGTGGGACTAATAAATTTATCTATGTTATTGGAGGTCCCAGCACAAGAGCAATTAGAAGAATAGAACTAGAAAAAATATCAAAATCTATTAATGTTCCTGGATATAGATTTTTTTATATAAATTCTGATAAAAGTTTTAGATATAAGTATAGATATAGACAAATAACAATGTCCAGTGAAATTGGATTTGTGATTGGGATATCTGACCAAGATTTTGATAAAATCAAAGCAAATTCTTTAGATGAAGAAACTTTGTGGACCAAAGGATCTCCTACTTATATTTTAACTTTAAAACCAAAATCTTCAGCAGAAAAAAGTTTTCAGATAAGACCCGCATCAATTCCTGGGTTGGTTGAGAATAAACTAACACCAGAAAAATTGAGAGAATTGACTGTAAAGTATGTTAATTCAGTTGAACCTGATTTGGTGCCTTTATTTGATTCTTATTTTGATGATTTGAAGAAAACAACAGTTTCTCAACATGTTTCTATGATTGACTTTGGAAGCGAATCTTTGGAAATATTTTCTGCATATTCTTTAGCGCACGAGTTAACAAGAAAAACTCAACTGAGAAAAAAATTAGGAATAGAAACGAACAAGAAAGATGGGTGGTATATTTTATTCCCTAGACAACAGAATCTACCATTAGTTGATTATTATCTTTATTTTCCTGGTGCTAGAGATGATCAACGAATAAAAGTATCAGTAAAAAATGCTTTTAAGGGAAAAACACCAAATACTATAACTCCAAAAAATTTATTTGAAACTACTAAAGAATTGACTGATTGGTATAAAAATAATAGGTCACAATCTTATCAAACAAAAACTTTTTGGGGAGGGGTATCTTTACCAGCATCTGCAGGAAAAACTTCAAACATATATCCATTAGAATCTGTTAAAAAATTTAGCAAATCTGATTTTGTAAATTTAGCTGAAAACTTTTTACGTTCTTATGGTGTTAGAGAAATCAATGGTAAACCGTTAAGAAAAGAAACTGAATACTTATATGATTATATAAAAAAATTAAATGTTAGATCTTTGCGACAGGGATCCAACATTGATGATATACAAATTAAAAATTATTTAACTAATACGATTTTAAAAAATACAAAAAGTCAAAGTCAAGCAAAAACAAATGTGACGGCTCTTTCCTTTTTGTGTGAAAAGATATTTGAATATGCTTCTAGAAAAAATGGGGAGATGAACTTTATAAAAATGTTTTATGATAAAGCAATATATGAAAAGCAAGTAATTTATTCAACCGCAAAAGATGTGAAAGTGGGTAACAATGTAAAAATCTATTTTGAAACAATAGGTATGTATAATTGGGATACTTTTACTAAGAGAAAAAATTGGATGAGTCTGAGGAGTAAGAACACTGCTTCTACACTTGGATATGGGGCATTAGGAATTGATCCAAGATTATTTTAATCAATAAATATAAGTATATCAAGATACATATGAAAAGTTTTTCACGATTTTTATCTGAGGTAAGAGATTCGCAGGCAGTTATGCAAGCGAAAAGGCTTGGCTTGACTGGAGATGGTCATGGTGGTTGGTATGATAAAAATGGAGAATTTACAGCTAAAACTGTCGGTGGAAAACTAAAGTTTTATAATCAAAATCAAGTCACAGGTGAGCAAGATCCTCCCCAACAAAGAACGGTTGCAAATCAACAACCAGTTGCGACGCAAGTTCAACCAACACAACAAGAACCAGAGCAAGAAACGCAACCAGAAGATAAAGGTGTTTTGACGATTGCTTTTGGTAGATTTAATCCACCAACAACTGGACATGAGAAGTTGTTGGATACTGTTGCAAATGTAGCAGGAAAGGGAGGAGAGTATAAAATATATCCTTCAAGATCTAATGATCCTAAGAAAAATCCTTTAGATCCTGATACTAAAATATCTGTGATGCGTCAGATGTATCCAAAGCATGGTGAAAGAATTGTTAATGATGCAAATTCAAGAACAATCTTTGATGTATTAAAACAAGCACATGCGGATGGATACAGTGGAGTTAATATTGTTGTTGGATCAGATCGTCAAGCAGAATTTGAAAAGCTAGCTAATAAGTATAATGGAGATCTTTATGACTTTGCTGAATTAAATGTAGTTTCTGCTGGAGAAAGAGATCCTGATGCTGATGATGTGAGTGGGATGTCCGCTTCAAAAATGCGTAAAGCAGCCGCTGAAAATGATTTTGAAACTTTTAGAAAGGGAACACCTAAAACACTTGATGATAAAGAGGCAAGAAAATTATTTTTAACTATCCGAAAGTCGATGAAAATTGAGGAAGGATGGAATCTGTGGGAAATATGTCCTAAGGAAGATATTGAAGGACTTCGTGAGTTATATGTTAGAAATGAAATATACAAAGTTGGTGAGTTTGTTGAAAATTTAAATACTGGATTAGTTGGAAAAATTATTCGTCGAGGAGCGAATTATTTAATATGTGTTACTGAAAATAATATTATGTTTAAACCATGGATCAAAGATGTTTCCGAATGGACAGAAGTATCTGGAGTTCCTGCAAAAGAAAGAGAAGTTGGAACAGACTCTTATAGAGAGTATGCTATGAAAATGACCGGAACAAAGAAAATAAAGAATTTCATAAATAAGTATAAGAAAAAATAACTTTTTTAAAGATGGCGTCTAATATTTTCGATGAACTAAAACAAGTTTATGTTAATGAGGTTATAGAACCAAAATTAGGCAAAAAAGAAGAACCAAAGTCTTCTTCTGGAGATTCTGGATCTGGAGCACCTGGAGAGTCTTCAGAAAAAAGAGTTAGACAAGCTGTATATGATATTAGATATAGAGCACGTAGGGAAGATGTTCCTCTGGAGCAAGCTTTTAGTCAATATATGTCTAACACATCTATGAATGCTGTTGAGAAAGATTCTGTTAAAGAGAAGTTGGGAATCGGACCAGGAAAAGCATCTGGTGGCGCGGTTAAAGAAGAATCTGAAATGAAAAAGTATAAGGTCAGAGTGACTGATAAAATGAGTGGTAAGTCATATGTACGTATGGCCACTAGAGAAAAAATTAATCAACTAAGATCTAATAAGAATATCTCATCAGTAGAAATGACTTCATATGGTGATCCATATGAGGGTGAAAAGAAAAAGGGTAAGCAAACTGCAAAGGTTGCATCTGGAAAAGGTCTAGATCCAGTTGGGCGTGAAGATAAAGATATTGATAATGATGGTGATCATGATAAGAGTGATAAGTATCTTTTAAACCGTAGAAAGGTTCGTGGTGCTGCTATTTCTAAAAATAATGTAAAGGAAAATTTGTCTAATTGGAGACAAGAATTATCAGAAGTTGTGGACACTCCAAACGCTTCTGAGAGTGAAGAAAAAAAAAATAAAGTAGTAGAAAAAAAAGTCAATAATAAAGTAGTAATCAATCCAAAAATTTCTGAAGGATTTGTAGTTGAATCATTGGAGATCACTGATGATATTATTAACCAAGTAATCTCCAACTCATCACAATATTTTTACGAAGAAGGTCTAAACGAATATGGTATTGATTTACTAATTGAAGAGATTGGATTAGATTCTTTTGTTGAGTTTATTTTTGATCTTAACGAGCAAGTTCTAGTTGAAAAATTAGAAACCCGTCTTCAGAAAAAGGCAGGAAAGGCTCTCAAAGGTCCTAAAGGTAGCAAAGTGCAAAGTGCAACTAATGCCGCCCTCAAAAAGCATGGATTAACCAGAAAGATTGATTCAGATTCTCCTTCATCTACTATTAAGAAAAATAGAAAAGTAGAAGCAAAACCTGAGGTTAAAACTGCAGTACAAAAAGCAAAAGAGAATCAACCAAAGAAGAGACCTGTACTAGATGCGATTGCTAGACAAGTCAATAAGGGTATGGAGAGACATAGAGCAGCGATGAGTGCTGCCCGTGAAACTGGTAAGACTATCGGTAAAGCTGCAAAAGGCGCAAGTCATGTTGCAAAGGGGTTTGCTTCTGGGGTTGGAACTGCTGCTAAAGTAGGTAAAAAAGTTTTAACTGGAGAAGAAGTGGAAATAAATGATGATATATTTGAGGGACTCACAAATGCTGAACTTTATTTCTTAAGTGATGATTTGATCGAAGAGATTGTAACAGAAGTATTTTTTGAGTATATTGAAGAGGGATATGAAATTGATCATATTCAGGAAACTCTAATTGAATCTTTAGATCAATCATATGAGGTATTAGTTGAAGCTGATAGATATGCTTCTGCGGTAGAAACTTCTAAAAAGAATGCTGCTGTTATTTCTAAAAGAAATGCTCAGCAAAGAAGAGCTGAAAAAATTAAAAAAGTAAAGGATACAGTTAGAAAAGTTGCATCAAATTTAAAATCTGGCGCTAAAAAAGCAGTAAAGTCTGCTGCATATGGTGCTGGTTATGCTGCAGGAAAAACTGTAAGTGGTGCTAAAAAAGCAACTTCCGCAATTAAGTCTGCTGGAGAAAAGGCAAAAGAGGTTTCTAAAAAAGTTACTTCCGCCGCTAAGTCTGGATATGAATCTGGATCTGGTGATGAAAAATCACAAAGTAGTGGATCTTATAGAATTAAGTATAAGGAATCTCAGAAATCCGAGAAAAAGCAAGGTATTCTTCATAAGATTGGATCACATCTAAAGAAAAATCTAAAGAAAGCTGTAGGAAAAACTGCTCGCTCAATTTCTAAGGGAGCAGAAAAAGTTGCATCTCGTTTAGGTGAAGATACCATTATTGAAAAGGCACCTCCAGGTTCAAAGTTTGAAAGAATGGTAAAACATGTTAAGAAAGGATATGCTGAAGGTGGATTGACCAAAAAAGAAAAAGGTATTGCTTATGCAACAGCATGGAAGCAATATAATAAAACCAAGTCCGAAGAAGTTTCTTTTGATGAAGCAATCAATACAAAAATTGTCGATCAAAAAACTTCAGCAGATGATAATGTTAGACAAAAGCAGTCTAGTGCTGTAAACCAACAACAAAATCAAGAGAAAAAGAAACTTTCTGCTCAGAAAGATAAAATGAGACAGCAAGAAGTTCAAATTCTTCAAAGAAAACTTCAGGCTTTAAGATCTGCTCCAAGGGGAAGTGATCCATCAATCACAGCTTCTTATCAACCAGAAGGAGATATTGTTAATGAATTAAATCGTTATGAAAGGGAGAAAGGTATTAATACAAAAACTAATAGACCAACTCAAACTGGTGGTGCTAAGGATGATAAAGCATATATTCATGTGAAGAAGTCAATTCGTAAGATGGAAGGAACACCTGCTGGACAACGTAAAAAAGTTCCGGGCAAGAAACCTCCTACTGCTGGTCAGTATGGGGCTCCAGCATCTCCTGCACAAAAAGTTGCAAAACGACGTGCTGATGCCAAAAGATCGCAAGATAATATGTCTTCAAGGTTTGATTGATCTAAATACTTTTGGATACTCTTTACGGAGGACATCATGAACGCAGTAGTTGCAGTGGTAAAACCACTTCTAATTTCAATTGCGACACATCCAGCAGTTAAGAATCTTGTTCTTGACCTACTCAAAAAGTATGTCGATAGTACAGATAATAGTATTGATAATGTTGTTTATGAACTTGTAAAGGATAAACTCTTTACACCTGAAGCATGATAACTTGTTTTTTAACTAACTGGGGAGTAACCATTGTTTTAGGTCTTTTGTTAACCGCCTCTGAGTGGTTAGCAAAAACAAAAAGATTTGAAGAAAATGGAATACTCGACCTAACGACTCACTTTTTAAAAGTAGTTTTACGTAAAGGAGACAAAAAGTAAGGTCTCCTTTTTTTATAAATATTCTTAGAAAATAAATTTTTATAGAAAGGTAATCACAATGGCACTCTGGGGAACAAAAGATAGTGTTTATTCTATTGGGGTTATTGGTCTTGATTATTCAACCAAAACTATCACTGGAACCGCAACTTCCTTCACTGCAGCAAGTGTTGGCGATGTAATTAGTATTGGAGCAGGAAATACCTTTGGTCAGGCCGTAATTGAAACTATCGTTTCTGATTCTACAGTAACAATTGCATCTACAGATTATCTCAGTGGTGCTGTTATTTCTGGTGTAGCATATACTATCTCTCAAAGACCAAAATATACTCTAGGCGATAGCAACTACTCTGCATCACAAATTTATGGTGTATCTGAAGTAGAAGCACAATCTAATGTTACTACTCAGTATGCAGTAACACATTCTGGTTGGGTAGGAATCAAGACATATAACGACGCAGACGGTAATCTAAGAGTTAAGACAGAAACTCTAGTTGCAATGTCTGGTATCACTACTGGAACTGCTTCTTATACTTCTGGTGGAGATGCTGATGATGATACTATCCTACCAGATAGATCTATCACCATTACAACTCAACCTCAGAGTGTTGGTGTAGGAACAACTGCAACCGCAACATTTACTGTAGTAGCATCTGCTACACCTTCAGCAGCACTTTCTTATCAATGGCAGTATTCTAGTACTGGAATTGCCTATACATCACTGACTAATAATGGAACTTATTCTGGAACAACAACTGCTGGTCTTGGTGTAACCAATACCAATGCATCTCTAAATGGATACTACTATAGAGTTGTTATTACTGCTGATGGTGGTGCAACCGCAACTTCAGACGCTGCTGTAATGACCGTTTCTTGATAAATTGAATATATGTTTTTTAATGAACTGAATGAGGACAATTTCCTCTTATTTGCTATTAAGAACTATGAGAATCCTCAGGCAGTCACTAAGGACGATTTTGATAACGATTTAAATAGATTCAAATATATTAAAAGATTACTGAAAAGATATAAAAATACAGGTGAGCTTAAAACTCACCTGTTAATAAATCATTTCATAGTTCTCTATAATATATTTGGTGATGCTGCGACGCCAATGTTATTTTTTAAAATAGAAAAAGAACTTTGGTCTCCTATTAAAACTTTTATAATGTTTTTGAATAAACTCCCTCAGTATCCAAAGTGCTATTTACACGATATTCCTGTTGATATATTTTGTTTATCCGAACTACAAAAAATATATAACAAAAATGGAAAAGATTGATAAAATAATTCAGAGAGTAAGAAGTCTTATGGAAGATGGCCCTACTATGGGTCTCTCTGGTGGCCAAATAGCAGGAACTCCACAGGCAGGAGATGAACCTCCAGTAGATTTTAGAAAGAAGAAATATAAGAAATTTCCAATCTTTTATAGGAATCTCATAAAGATGACAAAAAATAAATAATGTTAAAACTACTTGAGTTATTTGTTTAGTAGTATAAAATAAATGACTCAATAGAAAGATGTTTAATCAAAATCTGTCTACGGATACAAAGATCGCAGTTCTTGAGGAAAGATTATCATCATATGAACTTATGATGAATAAGATTGATGAAGCAATACAGATTATGGGAAAAACAAGTCAGAGCATTAGTAAGATGCTTGCAGTTCATGAGGAAAGAATTGATCAATGCAATAGAAATAATGATATTATTTCCAGTGCAAATAATGAATTAAAAGAAGAAAATAAAGAACAGTATGATAATTTTTCTAAAAGAATAGAAAAGGTTGAGACAAAATTAGAAGAAGTATCTAAGTTTCGCTGGATTTTAATTGGAATAGCAACGGTTATGACCTTTATGATTTCTCAATCAAGTTTTGTTATTGATATACTTACTCCAGACAATCAACAGTCTCAAATAGAAAAACTACAATCTAAATAATTCAAGTGTTGGCATGAGATGCCAATGAAAATTAAAAAGAATAAAAAAACGAATTTATATTCGTTACATAAGATTACTAACTCAGTCGTAAAGTGGACGGCCATAATGACCTCCTTATGCCTTGACAAAGTGAAATAACCTGATAGAATAGCAAGACACTATATCAGATTATGGACTTTATTGACGTAAAATACATTAATTTGATTTCGGCAAGATTTCAAAAGTTTAAGAAAGTTAAAAGTAATCTTTATAATTTTCGATGCCCTATTTGCGGAGACTCTCAGAAAAATAGAAATAAGGCAAGAGGGTATTTGTATGAAGTTAAAAATAACGTAAATTATAAATGTCATAATTGCGGAATTAATATATCATTTAATAATTTTTTGAAGCAAATTGATGTAAACTTGCATAAGCAATTTACATTTGAAAAATTCAAAGACGGACATACTGGTAAGAATTTTGTTATTGATGAACCAGAATTCAAATTTGAAAAACCAAAATTCAAACCAAAACAAAACATAAACTTACCTAAAGCATCTGAAAATTCTAATGCTAATGAATATCTCACTCGGAGAAAATTAAACCCTTATAAATTTTATTATACGGAAAATTTTAAGAGTTGGACCAATTCTCTAAAGCAAACATTTGACTCAGTAACTAAAGATGAACCGAGGATTATTATTCCTCTTGTTTATCAAGATACCCTAGTTGGATTCCAGGGTAGAGCAATTGGTCCATCAAAAATTAAGTACATTACAGTAATGCTCGATGATGAATCCCCAAAAATTTATGGTCTCGATGAAATACAAAAAGATAAAACTATCTACGTCACCGAAGGTCCGTTCGATTCCACTTTCATTCCAAACGCGATTGCTCTTTGCGGAGCTGACGGTGATCTTAGTAAGTGGGGTATTAGCGATCCTGTTTGGATATACGATAACGAACCACGAAATTCAGAAATTGTATCAAGAATCTCCCGAACAATCGATAGGGGAGAAAGAGTCGTTATCTGGCCATCCAATGTGATGGAAAAGGATATTAATGATATGATTTTATCTGGACTTAACGTTAAGTCTGTGATAGAATCAAATACTTACTCTGGATTAGAAGCAAAACTTAAATTTACTACCTGGAAGAAAATATGAGTAACGGTACAAAGGTTAAAAAGCGTGATGGTCGAATTGAGTCTCTTGACCTTGATAAGATGCATTTGATGGTTGAAGAGGCGTGTAGGGGTCTTGCAGGCGTCTCTGCGAGTCAAGTTGAGATGACTTCTGGTATTCAATTTTATGATGGAATTACCACTGGAGAAATTCAAGAAATTCTAATTCGTAGTGCAAGTGATCTAATCGATCTTGATCATCCAAATTATCAATATGTTGCCGCTCGCCTTTTACTATTTGCTGTGCGTAAGCAACTGTATGGAAAGATGAAAGAACTTCCTTCTTTAGAGGAGCATATTTACAACTGCGTTGCTCAAGAAGTATATGACTCAGATATTTTTAGTAAATATTCTAAGGAAGAAATTGAAAAGATTAATTCCTATATTGATCATGATCGTGACTTCCTGTTCACTTATGCAGGTTTACGTCAAGTCGTTGATAAGTACCTCGTGCAAGATAGAAGTAGTGGTGGAGTATACGAAACTCCACAGTTTATGTACATGATGATTGCTCTGACTATCTTTGCTGAGTATCCAAAAGAAACAAGACTCTCTTATGTAAAGAGGTATTATGACGCAATCTCAAAGCACAAAATCAACATCCCCACTCCCATCATGGCGGGAGTGCGAACGCCACTTAGACAATTTGCTAGTTGTGTTCTTGTTGATGTTGATGACACCCTCGATTCTATCTTTAGCTCTGATATGGCTATTGGTCGATACGTTGCACAAAGGGCGGGAATCGGTATCAACGCAGGTAGAATCCGTGGTATCAACAGTAAAATTAGAGGTGGCGAAGTCCAGCACACTGGCGTTGTACCGTTTCTCAAAAAGTTTGAAGCAACTGTCCGTTGCTGCACGCAAAATGGTATACGAGGAGGAAGCGCGACGGTCCACTTCCCAATCTGGCACCAAGAAATAGAAGATATTCTTGTTCTCAAAAACAATAAGGGTACGGAGGATAATCGTGTTCGTAAACTTGATTACAGTATTCAAATCAGCAAACTCTTCTATGAGAGATTCATTCAGGATGGTGAGATCACGCTTTTCTCCCCCCATGATGTACCTGGGCTTTATGATCGCTTTGGACTCCCTGGTTTTGATGAGCTCTACTGTGCATATGAAAAAGATTCGTCCATTCCGAAAAAAACTATTAAAGCGCAAGAACTCATTCTTAACCTTCTCAAGGAACGTGCGGAAACGGGTCGTATCTACATTATGAATATTGACCATTGTAATTCCCATTCATCATTTAAAGATAAAGTTAATATGAGCAATCTCTGTCAAGAGATTACCTTACCTACTGATCCAATCCAACATATTGATGATAAGATGGGTGAGATTGCTCTTTGCATTCTTTCTGCTATCAATGTTGGTAAAGTTAAGTCCGATGAAGAACTTGAAGAACTTTGTGAACTTTCCGTTCGTAGTCTTGACGAGTTGATTGACTATCAAAAATACCCCGTAGAGGCGGCGGAAATCGCCACCAAGGCGCGTAGATCTCTTGGAGTAGGTTTTATCGGTTTAGCTCATTATTTGGCGAAACTTGGATTTAAGTATGACTCACAGGAAGCATGGGATGCAGTTCACGGTCTTTCCGAATCTTTTCAATATTATCTACTGAAAGCATCCAATCAACTTGCAAAAGAAAAGGGATATTGTGAATACTTTGGTCGTACTAAGTATGCTGATGGTATCCTTCCAATTGATACTTATAAGCAAGATGTAGACGAAATTACTTCAGTTAAACTTCAACATGATTGGGAAACTCTACGTGCCGAGATTCAGGCACATGGTCTACGACATTCAACACTGTCCGCACAGATGCCTTCGGAGAGCAGTTCCGTTGTGTCAAATGCAACAAATGGAATCGAACCTCCTAGAGATTACTTGTCCATTAAGAAAAGTAAAAAAGGACCCCTTAAGCAGATTGTTCCACAGTATCATTCGCTCAAGAATCACTATACTCTTCTTTGGGATATGGAGTCTAATCGTGGTTATATTAATGTTGTTGCTGTGATGCAAAAATTCTTTGATCAGGCAATTAGTGGGAATTGGTCTTATAATCCAGAGAATTATAAAGATAATGAAGTTCCAACTTCCGTAATGGCTCAAGATCTTCTAACAACTTATAAGTTTGGTTGGAAAACCAGTTATTATCAAAATACTTATGATATTAAGACTGATGAAGTGAAAGAAGAAAAACCCAACTTGGAAAGTTTGATAAATGATATTATGAACTCAGAAGAAGAGGATTGTGAATCTTGTAAAATCTAAAATTCATGACAATTCAAAAATTTAAATAATAATGTGCAGTTGATTGGGAGTTAAAATAGAGGTAACCGAATGGAGTACAATTTTCTGAAAACCGAAGAGCAGAACATGACTAAACTTTCTGGAATGACCGTATTTAATACGGAACAAGTGAATACTAAAAAACAACCAATGTTCTTTGGAAAACCTTTGGGAATTCAGAGATATGATTCTTACAAATATCCAATTTTCGATAAACTAACGTCTCAACAACTTGGATACTTCTGGAGACCTGAAGAGGTTTCTCTCCAGAAGGATCGTGGAGACTATCAGACTCTTCGCCCAGAACAAAAGCATATCTATACTTCCAATTTGAAGTATCAGATCATGCTTGATTCTGTTCAGGGTCGTGGTCCTGGTATGGCTTTCATTCCTTATTGTTCTCTACCAGAACTTGAGGCATGTATGGAAGTATGGGGATTTATGGAGATGATCCATAGTCGTTCATACACTTATATCATTAAGAATATCTATTCAGACCCTTCTGAGGTGTTTGATACTATTATTGGAGATGATCGTATTCTAGAACGTGCTAAGAGCGTTACAGAGTCTTATGATGACTTCATTCAATCTGCACAGACTTATGGAACATCCAATGATTGGATGTTTAGACTTGAAGGAGTTAAAAACGCAAAGGAAACACTAAATGACGTTAAACGAAAACTCTATAGAGCAGTCGCCAACGTTAACATTCTTGAAGGTATTAGGTTCTACGTTAGTTTTGCTTGTAGTTTCGCATTCGGTGAACTTAAGCTCATGGAAGGATCAGCTAAAATCATCTCTCTTATCGCAAGAGACGAAAACCAACATCTAGCACTTACTCAGAACATTCTGAATAAGTGGAGGGAAGGTGATGATCCTGAAATGCAAAAAATTATGAAAGAGGAAGAAGAATGGACGTATAAGATGTTTGATCGTGCTGTAAATGAAGAAAAGAAGTGGGCAGATTATCTGTTCAAAGATGGTAGCATGATTGGACTTAACGACAAACTTCTTCAACAATACGTAGAATGGATTGCAAATAGAAGACTAAAAGCAATTGGGTTAAAGCCCCAATACGATATTTCAGCAAACAATAATCCACTTCCTTGGACCCAGCACTGGATCTCTTCTAAAGGACTCCAGGTTGCTCCCCAGGAAACGGAGGTTGAATCATACGTAGTCGGAGGAATCAAGCAAGATGTTACCAAAAATACTTTCGCAGGATTCCAATTATGATGAATGGTGTGAGCAAGAAATAATGAATGCATATCGAGAAGCAGCAGAATGTGACGAGTTTATGTTTGGAGATTATGACTATTGTAAAGAATGGTTAGGTAAAACATCAAACGACGTTTCATAAGCATATAGATAGAGGAGGTCACACTCCTCTTTTTTTATGCCTAAAAATCAACTGGATAAAGATGAATTGAAAGTTCGTGTCTTAAAATTAAAAGACAGACTTTATAAAGAACATATCAGACACGACATGGACATGAAAGGACTTGCTCATAAATATCTCAACGAAGTTCTTGATATTATTGATGAGTACAGATATTGACTATGAAAATCCTTGGACCTACAATGGAAAAGAATTTGGTTCAAGTGATATTCAAGATTATTTTGGTTTTGTATATCATATTCATTGCAACCAAACTGGTCGTGACTATATTGGTCGAAAGTATTTCTGGAGTTTCCGCACACCAAGAGGAAAATCTAGAAAAGTTAAGGCAGAGTCTGATTGGAAAAAATACTATGGATCATGTCCAGAACTCAAGGAAGATGTAGAAAAGTATGGTAGGGAGAATTTTACGCGCACTATTTTATCATTACATAAAACAAAGGGCAAAACTAACTTCGAAGAAACAAGACAACTCTTCTTCAACAATGTCCTCACCGAATCTCTTGACGACGGAACCCCAAGGTACTACAATAGCAACATCCTCAACAGGTACTTCCGAAAAGATTATTATGGAAACAAAGATTGAACCAGTTGCATATCTAAGAGACTGGTCCATTGATAGGATTCATACACTTGCTGATGGTAATTTTGATGATCAGTTAAATGCTATTGCAATTGCAGAGGAATTTGATGAATGGATTAATCTACCAGAAGGATTGAATGAATTAGAATATCTTTGTGTAGAAGAAACTGGATGGGGAGATCAAGAAATTGATATTGTTTAATTCAAGTCATTTCTTGACAAAATCTAAATAATAACTTATTATGTAAGAACCCACCTAAATGGTGGGTTTTTCGTTATTAGTCCTTGAGTGACATTTAGAGCCGTGGAAAGTGCCCTTTGAGAAAAGGGTGTACCCCCTTTCTATACGGATGTAGAGTTCAATTAATTTTAATGCTTAACTTCTTTACTGTAGCCGTTCCTCTAGTAGCGATGGTTACAACCAGTACGGCATCACTGCCTTTCTCTAGTTATAAACTGCAAGGTCCTCCTCCCCCAGTGGAAGAAAAACCTTATAAAATTATCAAAGAGTTTGAACCAGAGACGACAGCAATCCGCGAGGTTGCACCGATAAAGCCGAAAGAGAAAAGGCTAATTTGTAAAGGGTGTTCACAACATGAACAACTTGCTCTGGATTATTTCCAAGATCAAGGAATTAAAGACAGAAACGCCCTTGCTACTATCATGGGCAATATTAAGCAAGAATCTATGTTCGTGCCTAATATTTGTGAAGGTGGTAGCAGAACCTCATACTATAATTGTGGAAGAGGTTATGGTTTGATACAATTTACTTCTGCTTCTCGTTATTATGGACTGGGTGCT